AGAACGGTATTTCACAGCACTTGCAGAAGTTAGCCGAAGACCCAGAAGCACAGCAGCAGGTCAAACAGATGCGTGATGTGTTGGGCAAGCTTCTCAACGAAGTCAAAGGCTACAGCCAAAGACTACAGGAACAGCGTCAGGCGCAGCAGCAGGGCGGAAGTCCTGAAGCTAACGCCGAGGCGCAAGCATCAGCGGCAAAAATTGAAGAAATTCACGCCACGGCTGAAGCCAAGCGCCAAACAGCCCGACAGAGCCACGGGATGAAAGTTGGCCAGAAACAGGTTGCCTTTGACCAGAAGTTGAAACAGGATGCCGAGAAGCATCGTATGGAAATGGCCAAACAGGCGGCAGAGGTTCAGGCGGACATTGCCGCAAAGGCCGCACAGACGGCGGCTGAAATTGCGCGGCAGAATGCCAAGCCTGAGCCTGAACCAGCCGAAAAAGAATAATTAAGAAATTTCTTGCCAGTGCCACATTGATAGGGCAATCGTTGCCTACTGACTGATGTTGTCACCAAAATCCAGATTCCTTTCGCAACCCACTCAGGCGGAAATACATCGCGCTCTCGTCGTCAATGGCGGCTTCAAACACGCCGTCGATATGTCCCTGCTGGACCTGCTGGAACGGCTCGTCGCCGCGCCTGCCGTGGACATTCAAACCGCTGCCGCCAACTGGAACCAGATCGCCGGGGCGCATCGGTTTGTTAAAACGCTTCTGACTTTGGGTGATAGTGGCACGGTGCCGAAACCGCCAGAGGATCGGACTAATCTGAAAAACGTATGACCGATCCAGTCCAACCGCCTTCAGCCACGAACGGAAACACCAAGGTTCATCCTGAAATCCGCATGAAGATTGTCGAGGCTGAAAAGGGATTGACACGCGACGATGGCACAACTGAACAAGGAAAGCATTGGGTGGTTGAAGTCATGTGCGCTGTTCCGAAAGGAACCATGGAGAAAGCTTTCATCTGCAAAACCTATGAAGACTTGGTTAAGAGCGTCCCGATCATCCTGACTCAAATCAAAGAACAATTCTATGCCCGCTGAAGCTCCTGTTATCGCCGCTCCGTCCGCCGCTGATGCCATCTCCGATGCCGCCGCCATGGGTGGCAGAACCTCATCCCAATTCGGCACCGGCAAGAATCTAGAAAGCGCCTTTGGCAGCTTGGAGAAGATGGCCAAAGAACCTACCAGCGAACCTGGGAAGATTCCGCCGCATCCAGCCCAGAAGAAGACCGAACCACCGCCGACGCCAGCCAAAGAGGAACCAAAGCCCGAATCCAAGGTTGAACCGCCAAAGGAACAGCCCAAAGACGAGACGCTTGATCCCGCCAAACCTGCCGCCGATCCAACCAAGCCAAAGAAGCCCGCTGATTTTCTCCGTGAAAAGCTGCAAAAGACCGAGCAGGAACGCGACACGTTCAAGGCTGAACTGGAAAAGGTCAAGACGGCCAAGCCTGCCGAGAATCCTGAAGTCAAAACGCTCACCGAACAAGTCGAAGCGTTGCGCAAAGAAAAGGCCAAGCTGGAAGATGAGTTTCGCTACGTCAATTACGAGAAGTCACCGGAATACGCCGAGAAATACCAGAAACCTTTCCATGACGCCTGGGACCGGGGCCGTAAGATGATTAAACGGCTGAACTTCACGAATGAAGAAGGCAATTCCGTTCCAGCCACGGCAGCGCAGTTCGATGCCCTGATGGTTGAATACATTCAGAACCCGGAAGCGGCTGCGCAAAAGCTGCACGATATGTTCGGGCCTCGTGCCGCGCTCATCACGCCGCACATGCTGGAAGTGGAGAAATCCAAGATTTCGGCTGATACCGCCATCGAGGAATTCAAGAAGTCCGGGGCCGAAAGGGAAAAAGAATGGCACACAATGTCGGACAATGTTGCCAAGGAAATTGAATTGCATTGGCAGACGGCAACCAAGCCTGAAAGCGTGCCGGAACAATGGAAGCCTTATGTGCTTCCGAAGGGTGCGGACAAAGACGGCAATCCCATCGACAAGGAAGGGGATGAACTGCTCGCCAAGGCAATGGCGCAGTTCGACAAGGCTGCAACGGAGAACGCCCGCGATCCAAGTCTGACCAAAGAGCAACGGGAAGCGGTGCTTGGCCGTGCTGCTGCCATCCGAAACAAGGCGGCAGCGTTCCCGCGTTTGGTGCGTGATTTGAAGGTTAGGGATGCCCGTATTGCCGAACTGGAAAAGCAACTGGCCGGATTTCAGAAGTCCGAACCAGGGGCCGGGGACGGAAAAGGCGGTGAGAAAGTTTCCACGATTCCCGCCGACACCATGGAAGGCGCAGTATCGGCCTTGGATAGATTGGCCAAGCCCAAGTTTTACTGATGGACACGTTCACTACCATAGTGCTTTGGATCGGTGTTACTGGATTCTTTTTTTGTATTTGGCAATCCATCTCAAATTTTAGACAAGCGACAAAGATTCTAAAGCGCCTCGAAAACGCCGATGCCCGAATCGTGCGCCTCGAACAAGTTGAGGATCGGAGACATGGGTTTGATGAAGCCATGAAGGACACAAAAGACCCGAACATTATCAGACTGCGATGCAAACCAGACAAATCATGCAAAAAATGCAAAGGGCGTGGAGTTATTGGAAAAAATACCAAGACTGGTTTGTGGATTCCGTGCGTCTGTTGCACGTAAAATTTATGCTCAAGAAACCTACCCTCGTTGAAACGCCGTTGCCACCCACACTGGTTGAAACACCGCCAATGACTTTTCCTGAACCCTTGGCGAAGAAAGAGATCATCTCTCAGTCGCCCCCACCGGAACCACCCGAACAACCGCCCGTCACCATGGCCGACCTAATGATGGAACTGTCCATCATCGGTGAAGTCTTCGCCAAACGGAAACTTTTCGCCGTCACGTCGCTCCGGCACCAGAACGGACACTTCAACCTCACCTGCTCGTGGAAGGATGACGCGGGCGAACAACGCGCTTTCGTTGGACGGAAGATTAGCGACTCGCTCACGCCGAAAGGTTTGGCTTTGGTTGTTGGGGAGTTGAAATTGGCTGTTGGTATATGACGATTGAAGCCGTCCATCAGAAGGTCGATAAAATCAGAAATGCGGCTGGTGATGATGAAGTCGCACACAATCTTGAAGATGGTTTGATTTGGGACTTCGTTCATCATGCCGCCGAAAACAGCACTGACCCGAAAATAAAAGAAATGGCCTTAGCTGTGATGGAAACAAAAAAGGTTCTATTTGAGCGATGGTGTGCTTGACAGCCAGCCGTTAATTTGCTGAAATCAAGACATGCTTAGAGCGCATGTGACTAATCCTTAATTTTGCTCCGCTCAACTGCGCAGGTCTCCCCGACTTGCGGCTCTACTTTTGGGCGGGGCATTTTTTAATTATGACAAAAGACGACATGAAAACCGCGGTTATCGAAACCATCTCAATACTGCTTGAAAACTTCACTTCGGAAGAAAGGTTCGACATATTGTGCTGCATCCCGTTTTGCGTGCTTTGCGGGAAACGCACCCCAGATGATCCAGATAAAAGCTGCAACTGCTTGGATGAAACTGAACTGAGCGCGTAAAGGATTTATGGAAAAATTGTGTCCGAAGTGCGGGGAGCCAAGGCTAACGAAAGGAATGATAGCCTACTGTCGTAAATGCAGTAATGAATACGCAAAACAGTGGAAGAAAAATCATACAGACACCCCAGAGCAAAGGGAACATAGACTAATTTATGCTCGCGGTCGAGATTCAAGAATAAGCCCAGAGCAACTACAGCGAGACAAAGACAAAGCAAGAGAGCGAGTAATCCGACTTGGAGAGGATTACAAGAATATGCGAAAAGCATATTATATTTCCATGCAGGAAAAACTTAAGCTTGGGCTTTGCTCACGGTCCTTGGGATGCGCAAATTCAGTGGCTGGAATAACCCGTTTTTGCTTGGAGCACTGGATGGTAGTAATCGGAAACGCCGCACAAAGAAAAGTGAAGCATGGAATCATTAAGGTCTGTCCATCAGAACTGGTAAATCTTTGGAACATTCAAAAAAGTATTTGTCCGATAACTGGAATACTTCTGTCTCCGGGTGTAAACGTTCACTTGGATCACATAGTCCCAATCGCCAGAGGCGGAGATAACGCCATGTCAAATCTAAGGTTTGTCCACGATAGCGTGAACCAAATGAAAGGCAATATGTTGGATTCGGAATTCAGGTGTTTTATGCTTACCCATGGTCCACAAATGATTGAATGGGCTAAAAAATAATTTGACATAGTTCGGCGAATAGATTAATCGACCCATCAGACAGTCAATGACTGGCATACCGCGATGAGCGCGGCAAGTTGGATGCAATGGCCAACAAAGTGTTTCCTAGCACACTTAAAACAACTACGGACATTCTAAATTCTGGCGGCTGAAAGAGGCCGCAAGCCTGAGCGCAACACGAGCGTAGGGGCGAGAGAGGTCAGAGTCTCCCATAGCAGATCAACCTAAAGCAGGGCCGTTGTGCCGTCTGCTACAGAAGAAAGAATTTATGAGTTGTCCAACAGCAACCGTGGTGACCGGATGTAACTTCGTACAAAATTTGGTTGACCAACAACCGGTTTACGACAAACTGATCCTTGAGGATCTAACACCAGTCGATGGATGGGTCCTGAACATGCAGACTGGTTCTTTTGAGGCCTACAGTGGTGTAGAGCACACGTTAGACCGTTTCAATGACGTTTGGCCGGACACGACCAAGCAATGGACCCGAACACAATCCGGCAACTGTCTTGGAACGCCATGCGACAAGACGCGGCACACCATTGGATGGGGTGCGACACGGCTCACTTACTACCTTGAGGAACAGTCGTGGAAAACGCCGCTATTGTGCTACGACCAGGACATGCACATCACGCATGCCAAGGAACATTTCCGGCAAATCATCTCCGACATTCTGAAGCCAGCCACGTCGGCGATCATGTCGATGTTCATGCGCAAACGTGCCTTGCTGAATGCGGGCAAGACGTGGGCGGCAGACAAGACCCAGAGCGATTTCACGTTCGTTTTCTCGACCGGCCCTCTCGGCAACGAAGAAATCTACTTCGATTGTTCGGTGAACCCGAACCTTACCGGCACTTCGACGGGATTGGGCCTGCTCACTCCCCAGATGTTGCAACGCCGATTTGAACCGCTGATGCGGATTGGTTACGGCGGCAAGAACCCGTTCAAAGAGACCGCACCGTTTATTGAGTTGGTCACGGACATTTCCACCTGTTGGAGCTTGGATCGCCTTGGCGGTTCGGTTGGCGTCGGCGGCGGCAATAACCCGACCGTGATCGGCAACTGGCGCTTTGAGGAATGGGGCGCGACGAACAAGTATTGGCGCTACGGTTTCAGCGGCCAGCTTGGAAACTTTATGGTGCGCACCGATTGGGCCGGACTCCGGTTCAACTTCAAGCAGGACTTGGGCGCGGGTGTGGGAGCCAACCGCTATCGTTATCAGGTTGTGTTGCCCTACAAGAACGTCGTTTCCAGCGGTGCAGGCGGCGCACAAGGTTTGCGGCGTATTGGCAATACCGATTTCGACGCGGCGCAGTTCGCCATCAGCTATATTTGGCACAAACGCGGAATGGAAGCCTTGGTTGCCGATGCCACGCCGGTTAACCCGGAGATGCCTTTCAGCAGCCGTAATTTCGGCGGCAAATGGCAGTTCGTGATGGATAACCTTGGCGCGGACCAGAACGGTTCCGTGATCGAGAACTTCTTGCGTAACAAAGGCATGTTCGTGGCCGATTTCAAGCTGGCCATTCGCCCGCTTATGACCGAGTTCGTGGAAGGCATCTTTCACAAGCGCGAACCGCAGTGTGTTTACGTCATTCAGCCTTGCAACAGCGATCCTGGCTATCCTACCCAGAGCTACGGCAGCGCCAACACCACTTGCGCGACAACTTACACGCTCACTCAAACGCCGAATCTGGCTGTTCATGCGGACGGCTCGACTTCGACTTACGAGATTTATCGGGACACGATTCAGTGCGACGGATCGCCCGTAAATCACGCGGCGGTTACTGGCACCACCACACTGGCGGCGCTTGTGGCGCAACTAAACATCGTGGCGGCGTTTCTGGGTGTCTGGACCGTGGACGGAAGCAACATCGTTGTGACCGGGACCGGATGCCAAAATCTGGAAATGAACTTTCTGGAAAACGTCCCGTAAGTAGTCGGTAAACTTTGGGGGTTGGCGGGATTAACCGTCAGCCCCCTTTAACCATTAAACCGCTTCCAGTCAGTTGGCGGGAAGCCGAAAAAATATGGCCGATTTTTATAGCGACGATTCCGCTCCTTCCGAAGCGCAAACTGACACCGAAAAACCCGAAGCATCCGATCAATCTGATGCCAACGAGGAATCGGAGAGTTCAGAGCAGACAGCCCTTATTGACAAGTCGATACTGAATGGCAGGGAATGCAAAGTGGGAGAAATTATTCCCATGAAAGTGACAGCGATTTACGAGGATGAACTGGAAATGTGTCCAGCAAACGAAAAATCCGAAAATAATCCAAAAAAGTCTTACATGGATCAGTCCACTGGAGACTTGGACGCAATGGCCAAATCGCCTACAGAATGATTCGTTTTATTCACAGGGCAAAACGTCTTCTCCAAAGACAATCCCCGGCGCAACCTGCTGCTAACAGTTTGCTGGCTAACTCCAAATTGCTCACACAGTTCAGCGATGCAGCCCGTAATTCCAAATACTGTAAAATATCGGTTTGCGCGTTTATTTCTGTTTTGCTGCTTTCGTGTTTCCCATCGCACGTTTCCAGGTTCATAGTTCCCGTTGTTGTCAATTCTTCCGATTGTCATTTCAGAACTTGGCCTATCTCCTACATCGTTCAAGAATTGCTGAAAGGAACTTGCTTTGAAATCAACAACAAAAGGAATTCATAAATGGCTGATGTTGCCGCCCTGCTTAACAGCGGTGGTTGTTTTGCCTGTCTGCCAACAGGGACGCGCAACGTCTTGCGGCTCTCCCTGATTCAGCAACTCGTTCAAGCCGATGTTATGACAACGGATATTGCAACCCTCCTGAACAATGGCGGTTGTTTCGCCTGCCTGACTGCCGGGGAACAGGCCATTGCTCGATTGGCCATGTTGGCGCGATTGGCGTCAGGACAAAGCCCAGATGTTTCAGTGACTACGCTCCTGTCGGAAGGCTCTTGTTATGCGTGCCTGCCGCCCGGAGAACAGGAAGTGCTGGAACTTGGGTTACTAACGCAACTGGTTTGATGAATGGCTGTCACGGTTACAACCTTGATGGAAGCGGCGAATTGTTTCAATTGCGTCACGCCGGGGATGTGGAGCCTGATCCGGCTGGCGTTGCTGGCCCGGATAGCAGATGGGAATACCGCTGTGGCTGACGTGGCTACATTGCTGGCTGAAGGCGGTTGCATGGCCTGTCAAGCTCCCGGCCAACAGCAGTTGCTTGAACTGGCGTTGCTGCAACTGATTCAGGAAGGCGGCGGGGGCGGCGGATCAGGTTGCGTATCGTGTGTCTCGACTCCCCCGGTTGCCCCGCCTGATGTGGCTCAATGCGAATGCTCGGTGAGGATCGGCATCGGTGATTGGGTTGGATTCTTCTGGGTTTGGGACCAAGGATTCACCGACACTTGGGTTCAGGTTCCAGGAGGGCCATGAAGAATCTAATTCGCAACTGGTTGGGCATCGGCGGTGAGCTTGAGCGGGCAAGGATCGCTCTGGGTGTGGCGCGTGAGATAGGCGACAACTGGAAAGCTTTGTCTGAAACCCACTCAAAACAAGTCCACGAATTACTGATTGAAAACGAACGCCTTAAATTCCAATACGCTGCGCTTAAAGAGGAACACGAGATGCAGCAACGATGCACGTCGAAGGTGACGGAAGCTCTGGGGCGCGTGGTTGGACCAACAATTACAAAGAAATGAGAACACTAATTTTTACCCTGATGCTGATGGCTGTGAATTGCTTAGGTGCTCCACAGCCGGGAGTGTGGCTGAACTCGTGGGACACAAATCGCGGGGTGCTTCCCGTGTTTGGGCTGAACAATCTTTCGATCAGCAACCGCATCGCCGGACCAGGAGGCGGAACGAATTGGGATTTCTTTGGGATCGGGGCTTCTACGGTGGCGCGGTTGCTGGACATTACTAACGCCGGAACTGGACTTTTTGTCCTGAAAAACAACGGATTTGCTACAGGACTTTTGACTGTCGATAATCAAACCAATACGGGAACTCTGGATGTAGCTGGCGCTGTAACCTCTTACGGAGAATTGGACGCCCTGAACGGATATGGACTTGCTGGCGGCGGTTCGGTTACTGGGGCAGGAATGAAAATCGACTATGCAACTGCCAGTAAGCTGGCAGCATATGACGCGAACAAGATTCTAACCAACAGCATCTATTCAGACGCCGACATTGCGGCGTTGATTCCAGGTTCATTGACTGCTGGATATTCAAACCGAATCTCCGTTCCCATCGTCAGCCAATACAGCGGGGACGCCACCAATGTCAGAATCCCGATCACCCTTACCAGTTCCGACATAAACTTTGGAATCGTTCAGGCCGATGGCGATGACATTATCCCCATTGGAGTTGATGAAAAAACTCGCCTCGCGTTTTATCTAAAATCCATAACAGCTACCAACTGTCAGATTGTGGCCGTCATTCCTTTTCTTCCGCACGATACCACGCAGACGATTTACGTCGATTACGGGAATGCCTCCGCGACTATTACCGGCTCTCTCAATGCCGCTTTGACGAACACCATTTCAGTTACTAATTGGACAGTTCTTCGCTGCCTTTTTAATGAGGGCAGCGGGACCAATATCGTGGATTCGGGAGGGGCTTTCACTAATGGTTCACTGGGGGTGGTTAATGGGGTTTGGAGCGCAACCGGATCGCCTGGACCAAATGGCACTAACACGGGATTTAATGGCCCCGTGCTTACGCTTCCCGCTTCTTCCGGTTATGCACTTGCAACCAACGCGAACGCCTTGAGCCATTTCGGAATCCCGGCATGGACGATGCGCATGTGGGTGCAATTCACCAACATCGACAACAACTTTGATTTTTTGATGCAGAAGCCGGTCAATGGATTAACCACTTGGTACGGCATTCTGGCTAGAAATAAAAATTTCAAGCTTCAGGGATATACTTCATCCGATGGCAACACAAGCTTTGCCGGAACGACGGTCATCACGAACGGAATATGGTATCACGTCGTAGCAACGGTGGGTCCAACCGGACACAGACTCTACGTGAACGGAAAACTGGATATGTTCACCAATGCCCCTTATGCAGGCATTGATTCAACGCTGGCAAACGGTAAGCCCTTTATCATAAACGGCGACAACCGAAACGGCACACCCGCCGCCAACACGACGGGCATCAAAGTCGGTCCCGTGCAGATGGATTATCACGAATGGACTTTTGACGAGGTATCATATGATTTTAATTTCTGGGGAACTCCCGTCCCGGTAACTGAGCAGCGAAAATGGGTTCATGGGGGGCAACTTCCAGCGGCCTTGGTCCTTCCTACGAACATTTGCAACGAGGCGTCGCAGATACTTTCATCCTATGACCATCAGTGGAAGGTGCTTTACTCGGATGTTTTAGAGCAGAAAGTTTATCTGGCGGAAGGCCAGATGAATGGACCATATGTAGCTGTTGGTTCCGTACTCGGCGGGGGCGTCGGCGGCGAATCCAAGGCCGTAGGACACAGCTTCTCTTTGGACGATGGTAATGGACGAATCTACTGCTATTGGATGGATACCACCAATTACAACGTTAAATGGAGTAGTTCTATTGATGGTGGTCACACCTTTGGAAACACTAGCGGCACCATCACTATCAGCAATCAGTTCATTAACGCACGAACTACTTCTGTTGGCAGTCAGGGAAACGTCAGCATGACAAGACTCACGGAAGGCCCATTTGCCGGTCAATTTGTTTTGGTAACGGACATGAAAAATCCTGTAGGAACACTTTTCTGGGATTGGGTTTTTATTGGAACGAACTACTTCGGAACATTCGCCGTTCAAAATAATGGATACCCGATAACCAATGCTTCTTTCTATGTGACAGGGAATCTCAGTGATCCATCGTCAGTGTATTGGTTTGATGGTCGTTATCAGTTGCTTATGCAGGACGGTTACAGTTCTGCCCCGACGTGGATTACTCGCATTTCCACGACCGACTTTTCTACATGGCGAGCCGAAGGCGGTGGTTTGGAGTTAAACGATCAAACCCTTGCGTTTGATCAGGTTGGCGATGTTCGTTACCTGAACTATGCGGGGTCATGCTCAATGCTATACACGCTGGTTAATAACCAGTATGGAAATTCTGGATATCCCCAGATCGGTAGGCCGCTGCCGGGATTTTGCGGGATAGCTACTTACAACGGAACGCGGGAACAGCTTTGGAGAAATGGGGCGGTCAGCGTGCGTGGAAACATAGTTTCTGGAGTGAATCCACCGCTAAGTCTGGGCGCTTTGAACAACGCCTTTGTGAGTTCGGCTTCCAGCAATACTTTCTCTGGCTCGATTGGTATCGGAACTCTATCTCCCGCAGCCAAGCTGGATGTGCAAGGCAATGTCACTGTCACTGGCGGTGAGACGAATAAAGGCACAACTACTTTCCCGACGAACAACGCCGCACATACCACGATTGCGCCAACCGGCCTGCACACCGTCGCTCTCGGCAAAGGTTGGACGAATGACCTTGGGGCGCGTGCTGATTTGATTCTATCAGTCAAACTGGTTGACGCTGTGACCGGCGATCCGGCGATAGCTTTCACAAACACGGTCACCGGCGAGGCGTGGACGAACAACATAATCTTTGGGGCAGTAGCTTCAGTGCAATACACGATTACGATTCCTGATCTGTCGCCGAGCGATTACGGATCGTTCACTGATTTGAGCGGCGCCGGTGCGTCGGTTACGATCTTGAACTCCTGGTGGAAATTAAAATGACCGACGCCATCGCCATCGCTTTAATTGCTGCTGCGCCTCCAACGATTGTTGCTTTGCTCGCGTGGGGAGCATCTAGAAAGAACGGAAAGGCCATTCTCGACGTGCATTTGAGCATGAATAGCCGATTGACTGAACTGATTAAGACCACCGAACAGAAATCCCACGCTGAAGGTATGGAAGCGCAACGGAAACTCGACGAACCCAAAAAATAACACTTCGGGAGAAAAGGGTAAAAATGCAATGCCAGATGAAGATCGTGAACGTGGGCGAGACGCTGAAATCCAAAAGCGTATCAGGGAACTCCGTGCCGAAATCGACCAGATGCAAACCACCGAGCAGATGCGTCAGGTTTATGGGGTATTCAACCAAATCTTGTCGATTTTGAGCAGCGAGAACGGAACCCACGCCCGGATGTTGGACAGAATGGACAAAATGACTGAGAGCCAGAAACAACTAGCGGAGAGCCACGCGAAAGTGAATAAGCTTATTTTTGGAAACGGAGACGCCGAAGAAGAATCGTTCCTGGACATGATGAAAGCGCAGAGGAAAATTACGAAGGTCATCAGCAAGGTTATGATAGCTGTGCTGATCTCCTTGGTGCTTTTCGCTGGTAAAAGCTGGTATGAAGGCGTGAAAACCAACGCGATCATTGCGGGACAGAAGGATGCGGCCACGAAGGCGTTGAAACAGCCATGAATTGGAAACTTATATTTCTTCCGATTGCCGCCCTCGTTGAAATTCCGTCGGTGATTTTAACTGGCAAAGAGACTGGGTTCGGAAATTGGGTATTCGACCGTGAACTCGGCGATCCCAATGGCAAATGGTGGCAAACCAGAGAAGAAGCCTTACAGGATTCAAAATGATTTTCCCATCGTGTGTTACTGGAATTTCACACGATGGGCCGCGCTCGCCAGCGTGTGCCGAGCGGGCGCGGTTCGATATGCCGAAAATCAGCTACGCAAAGAAGTATGATTATCACACCCACCAAAACGAGGGGCGCTATTTTGGGATTGTGTATGACGCCCGGACAGGTAAACGTCTCTCTCGTCAGTTCCCATTGCCGTTTGCGGTGAATGATTTAACGGCCCTGAGAGAACTGAAAGAACTGTTTGAAAATGAAGAAGCTGATTTTGTTGATTACGTCCCTCGCCACGATTAACTCGTGGTCTCAACAGCCTCCGATGCCTCCCATTCCCCCAATGCCGCCGATGCCAAAAGACCCATCGGTTCTGATGCCCAGACCTAAGATTTTTCCTTTACCGAAACCGGCTCATGTTCATCTCATCACCAACGTCTTTGAACTCAAGTGCAGGGAGTATTTCTATTACGCTGTAACGCACACGGGAGAAATCGTTTATCTTGGAGAGCTATGCCCCCAGGACATACTGACAAACACGTCATGGAACGCTTATCGTATAATTATGCGTTCAACCAATTTCACAGCCCTTCAGGTGATCGCTAACAATCCAGTTCCGCCGCCACCATCGGCCATCGTTCCGATAAGTCCGCCATTGCCCCCGCCGCCTCCAAGTATGAAAACCAGTGCGGTAATGCCCGCGCCTACCACATGGACCAACAATCCAAATCTGGTATTGACGATTACGCGCACCAACGGAACCACTTGCGTTACGTTCCCAACCGAGACGAACAAACTTTACGAATGTCAGGCCACGGACAATGCGGGCCAATCGTGGCTTGGCTCATTGAAGATTGTTGGGACTGGAAAGCCAGTGACGCAATGCGATACAACGACTCATTCGAGCAGGCTTTACCGAGTGAGTGAAACGCCAGCACTCAAAACAGCAGCAGCCGTAACGTCAGTTCTTGCAGACACAACGCCGCCCAATGTCAGCGTGCAGGACATTAGCCAAGCGAACATCACAAACTTTCCACACGACGTTCTATTCAGATACATCCTTGGAACCGGCAACGGAAATCAGTGGTGGACTGACCCAGAGAACACGAACCTGAATACGGGCAAGATTTTTGACGTTCAATTCCCTTCCAAATCCAACGAGTTCATCTTGCCTTTTTCCACTTCCAACTTGAACGTGGCATGGAAAGGATTTCCAATATCAAGCAATCTACAACCTTCACGATCCTCCATGACTCAGGGATTGTTTTTCCCGATTTATCCAACCGGCTCACGATTTTACACTATCCGTTCAATCCTAGGCACAAATCGAATCACTTGGAATTTATGAAAACCATCATTCCCCTACTCTCAGTTGTGGCCCTGTGCGGCTGCACGAACCTACCGAAAATCGTCCACGAGTCCAAGGACGATCCCGCCTCATGGGTGATCCATTACAACGGATGGGGTTCGACGGTAGAAATCCAGCGTAATTATCCCACGAACTGGACGCCGACTAGGCTTCAGGTTGGCGGGCCGTAGTTCCGTAAGCACAATCAGCGCATTCAGCAGCCCGCTTATCGCCAGCAAAATAGTAGCCGCATTTTACGCAGAGACACATATAGCCGCCTTCAGCCCAACCGCCTTTCGGTGGACGGTGATCGTCCTTCTTCCAATCGGAAGCATTTCTAATATTTCGTGCGTCCATAAAAATCAAAAACCCGCCAGCCGAACCCTTCCGACTGGCGGTGTGCATTTCCAACCCGAACACGTTTAGGTTGTCGGAATCGGTTCCAGCTTTCCAGGCGTCGAAGTGAACGAGGTAGCGTCCTTGTGAACGACTTCCCATGTGAAGTGCTGGACGATCTCCACGTCATCTTCGCCAATGTGGCCGTCCACAGCAGCGTCAGCGCCCTTCATGCCAACAGCGCCGTCGCCGTTGAAGTAGAGGCGCGAGCCTTTCGACGTACCGCCACGAGCGACGAACGCCGTCGAATCACCGTCCGTTACGGTAAGCGAGGCGAAATTGCCATCTGGCTTCACATCCACTTCTTCATCGGGAACAATGTCAACCGGCAGGCGCATTCCGAGGGGGATTTGTCCGAGGTTAATCGGGTCCATTTGTTTTGGTTCTTTCTTTATTGGTTCCAGCGGGTGAATCACAACGATGCCCCGGAACTCGTGTTTATGTTTTCTATCTCTGCATCCAAGCAATTCACATGCGAAATGCCGGAAACTCTTTTTCATGGCCTCAGCTTCGGCCAAATTCAATTCCAGTTCAAGTTTCATTTGTGTTGCTCAATCAAACTAACGCACGCCCAGAATATCGCACATACCAAGCGATAGTGAATCAAGGCCATCACAATCCAACACGCCAGCAAAATGCTAACGAGTCTCAGGTTTCGGTTCTTCCAGAATTTCAAGGAATGGGAATTTTTGACCGGAAAACGCATAGCCAAGCATGATGTTTTCCTGTTCGGAATTCAGCATCATGCTAAAGCCCTGCAACTTAACGAATTCGATTGCGCCCTCTTTTCGGAAGCGGACCATCTTCTGATTGATTATTCTGGCTTGCGATGGAATCGTGATCCTCATCGGCAAAAGGCTCATGTGAGCAACGCGAGTGAATGGAGATGTGGCGTACCATCCGGGATGCTCCTGCACGCCAATTTCGCCTGTGATTGAATTGTAGGTAATGCCAACGTCGGTCACGTTGACATGGTTCAGGCAGAACAGCCAAAAGACCGTCCCTAAACAAATCACAATGCCGCCAGCAATCGCCGCTTTTAATCCTGTCGTATATTCAGTGTTCATAAAATCAAATCCTCCGTTCGTTTGCCGCACAGCGGCGAGCGAGTTTCCGAGCCAAGTAATAATTTAGAATGAAAAAGAACTTGGTTTGGATTTGGTCGATCACGAACGGAGAAATTCTCATGTCAGCCTTTCGATGGCGATGGTGTCTTCAAATATTTCCACCATTCACCGGAATAAATGGCCTGAACAGTGCGTGAGGAAACCCCAAATTTGTAAGCAATTTCTTTCCGAGTTAGATTTCCAATAGATGCCAAAGTTTTTATTTCCAGTGCCTGATCCTCGGTGAGTTTTGATGCTCCAATCATATGCCCGCGAGCCGTCCTGCCCTTTTTCACACAATCCTCAGAATTGTCTTTTTTGGTGCCTGTAAATAAATGATCTGGATTCACGCATTTTCGATTATCGCATTTATGTAGGACACAAATATCGGCTTCCAACTTTCCAAACACGATCCGGTAAACCAATCGGTGAACCTTACTCGACACGCCTCTAAACGTGATCATTCCATAACCATCCACAAGACAACCGAGCCATTCAATGCATCCATTGTCGCGCCTCACGGAAGCTCGTGTTATTCTCTGATAAACCTCAGAATGTGAATGGAATTTAGGCTTAGATCCGCTTAAATTTCCAAGCTTCCGAGTGCTGCGCAGAGGCGGTCCTTCTTCTAATCTGAAATCCTGCATATCTCTATTAAAGTTTTTTCTTCTTCCGCCGTTGAAACTTTTCTCGAACGGACACGCCCGTCAAGCTGATGCCATGCGTCACCTGGTAAGATTCCAGCGTGGACAACCATGTCGAGGAGGGGCTTAATATGGTATCCGTCCCAATCACATGGGCGTACACTAAACACCGTAAAGCAGACCTCAAAGCGAGGGCCGCTCTTTTCTTCTCGTGGAACTCGGCTGACCAGTGCGCGCCTTTTAACTGGTTCCGGCTCGCCGGGACGTAATGGTTCAGGACCAGGCGCACCACTGATTTCGGGGTTTCGTTTTCTGAGTGCTGGCCTGTCTCGCAGGAGTTCATTTAGCTGCTGACTGCTCAGTTTCATTTTTCAAAGCCTCCATCTTGCGTTCGATTTCGTCAGCGATCTTGAAGCACAAACGAACAGCAACGTCTGATGCCTGCTCCGAGTGAAACACTTCTTTGCTTGGCGGCGGATTCCAGCACATGGAAGCCTCTCCAATCGCCTCAAATACAGCGTGATACATTTCGCTGCTGATTCTAAAGCAAATCGGACGATCCTTCAACGGAAGCGCCATCGCTTCTTCTTTGGACATGATTGTTGCAGTGAAACCCATAATCACTTTCGCACCTTCTGCTTTTTGGTCCACCACACCACGAGCTTATTAAACCGCGCAGGAGACATTTGAATCTTTTGTGTTACCTGCTGCCCCTTGAGTTGCGCGCAAATCGTCACCTTAAAGCTGTCGGTGATAATCCAAAATCCGCGCAGGTCGTGATGATCCGTGCGCAATTTGCAAACCTGATCCAATGTTCTACACTCGCACGGCGCGAGCATTCGCGGTTTGGGGCGGCGGGTCATGGCAGTTTCAGGAGGAACGAGAACGGTTTGACGGGCAAGTTCATTTCTTTGGAACAACCGTAATTTGTTCTTTGGCCGACACGTCCATTTGCTCGACCAGTTGATATTTTCCGACGCGGTGACTCACACCCATTTCGGCGTGATCATTAAGTGATTCCGTTACGTTTAGAAAGCGATCATCGCCTTCGCCATCATAGCGAATGAACACGGTTTTCGGAAGTTTTGATTTCATATTTTCAATGTTTCAGGTTTAAGTTTTGTTCAACGATGAAAGAATGTCAAAACTGCGATTTGAACGCAAGACAAATTTTAATTTATTTTTCTTGCTATTTTCCCGCCAGATTCATACATTCACGCCATGTTTGATATTGAACGCAACAAACCGCTTCCCGAAGTCTCGGTTTCTGCTGAGATTCCGAAGACCCTGCTTCGCCTGAAGCTTGGCGAAAGCTTCGTGGTGAAAACCGACAATGAGCGCAGGGCGGCATTGACTTCCGGTAAGCGGTTGAAGGTGAAAGTCACGAGTCGTAAACTCAGCGGGAAGCCCAATGATAAAGGCTACCGGATTTGGAGGACTGAGTGACCGCGCAATACTGCCCGCGCTGCAAGTACTTGGCTCGTAAAAATAAATATGGTTGGCATTGTGCAAACTACGAATGCGACACAGTTTATTTCAAACCCAAGAAACCCAAAACTCGAAAGGCGAAGAAGTGAGTACGCCAACACTTAACAGTTATCCGCTGTTCAAACACATGAGCGACACTTATCAACTCACGCTGCTTGAATCAGAATTGGACGAAATAAAACAGTTGGCGAATGCTGAACTCCAAACTCAAATTGGAAAGCTCCAAACCGAGAACGCGCTGTTCAAGTCGGCGCTGATTCGGATTGCTGACGCGAGTATCTTGGATGACACCGAACGCGCTCGCCAGATCGCGCAGGAATCATTAAGGCAATGACCCCCGCCGTCGATCCACCCCGATTCAAATCCGCACCGCCGCAATGCGTGAAGGCGAACCTGCCGAGCTTCGAGAGCGAGAAGGCGCTGCGGGAATTTACAAAAGCGAACTGTCCGCGTGATGGCTACTCGTATGTTTGGAATTGCCGTCATTGCCTGGGTTGGCATTTCCACTCCCTTCCGGCAACTGCGAAAACGAAATGATGAACCTTGAAGCACAACGAATCGCCTTAGCAACTGCATGTCCAACTGTGTTTGTTAGGCCACTTGGCCAATCTGGATGGAACTACGTAAGCTCTATTGCCGGTCGCGTGTTGCCCTGCATTGATGGCGACATGCTTAAAGACCTGAACGCGATGCACGCCGCACTTCAAAGTCAATCTAATCAATTCCGGCTTAAATTTGAAGGGCTGATGGATAATTACTGCGCCGGAACAGGTAAATTGTGGTGCGAATTGGCGGCTAAAGATTTCGCGGATATTTTCTTGCAAGTTGAACGCACATAGCGGAAACTAAACGCCATGACAACTTATGAACGGTTCATGTTAAAGGTAAATGTTCACTCTGGTAATGCGTGCTGGAATTGGGCTGGCGCACGTTCTGGTTCTGGATACGGCCAATTCTGGGATGGAACAAGGACTATTCCAGCCCATTGGTTTCTCTTGGAGAAGCGACCGCCGAAAGATAAAGAGGCTTGCCATCACTGCGACAACAAACTCTGCGTTCGACCTTCCCACATTTTTATTGGAAGCAGATCGGACAACATGAGGGACATGGTTTCAAAAGGCAGACACAATGTTGAATCGCTGCGCAGAAACTGTTTGGAAATGTTAAAAGTCAGGAGACTTAACATTGGCGAGGAAAACCATAACTCGAAACTGAATGGTGAAGATGTCGCCTTCATTAGAGCAATCGGAAAGGGATACGGGCGCGGCGTAAGACTGGCCAGAATGTTTAACGTAAGCGGTGCTGTTATTAGTGGAATCTGGAATAAGAAACGATGGCCTCAAGTAATTCCAGATTCGACCGCTTTAAAACGCGCCAAGAAATGGACCGACACCGACCCCAAGGCGCGGGAGGGAGGATGAGGGGATGAAATCGCCAGTTCCAAGACGAGTGATGACGCCTGACGAAATGCAGGCCGTTGAGCAAATGAGAGTCGTCACATTCCCGGTTGCAAGCTGGGACAAGCGATTCTTCCGAAGCCTGTACGGCACCGAGACAATCAGCGAAAAAGAGGCATCTCAACTATGGCGTATCTTCATCAAGTATCGCCGTCAAATGGCCTTCCCGGACAAGACTCGGATGCTCGCGTTAGCTGAAGGACTGGCCGCGCCTGATCTGCGCAAACTTGCCGCCGCGCAACGAGCGCAAGCAGAAATCGACGAGATGAAACGGAAGGCTGGGCTTTTATGAGTGTTCGTCCTGACCAATGTTAGCGTTACAAAAATAGTTTCAGATTTTTCTTCCAATCCTTTCTTCTTCTGCGGTAATTTCTTTTTGTCGGCACGGAGTGAGTGTTAAACGGCTGACGCGCTGAAATTTAAAATTGTGATATGTTCACCATGACAATCAAGTCGCACTGCCAACGTTTGGGGTTTTCCGACGCGCCCGCGTCTGCAATTTTCCCCTTCAGCGGCGGTGGCGGTGCGACTTGGCTGTTAGGGGTTTTTTACGAGCTACGCTGACGATCTCCAACACCCGCTATGGCAAAAGCGCCGCCTCGAAATCCTGCAAGCGGCCAACTGGAAATGCTCTGAAGCATCCTGCGGAAGCACGACAAAGACCCTCCATGTCCACCACTCCATTTACGTGAAGGAGTGGCGGCTTTGGGAATATCCCGACGAACTTCTCCACGCTCTCTGCGCCGACTGCCACGTTGAACGGCAGCAAATCGAAGACTCACTCAAGTTGGAATTGATGAAGCGTCTCAAATCAGTTCCGATCAAACGCCTGAAAAAGATTTTATGGCGAGTAATGGAAGACGCAATGAAGGAACCATGAACGACCCGCTATCAGCACTCGCCGCCGCCATGTCCGCTGCCGGGATGCCGTCATCAAAGCAGCCGATTAAAGTCACCGGGAAAATGGAACGGTTCACGCCGTCCGGGGACCATCAGGAAAACGGCTGGTGCGTGCTCTACAATCACCCCTACGCCGTCATGGGGGCTTGGGGATGCTGGAAGCGCGGCCTGAAGGAGAAGTTTTGCAGCACCGATAAAAACTCACTCACCCCGGACCAATGGAGGGAAGTATCGAAGGCATGGAAGGACGCTGAACAAGCCCGCAAAGAGGAAGAAGAACGACTCAAGCTGGAAGCGCGGGAGAAGTGCAAAGCCCTGTTCATGCTGCCGACTGTGGCCAGTCACCCATATTTGACGAAGAAGCAGGTCATGGCTCACGGCAAGGTGGTTCTGTCCAACCAAACACTTACCCCGGACTGGCTGGCCCTGCCGCTCGCCGACGAGAAAGGCACCATTCACAGCGCCCAATTCATCGCCGACGATGGAGCCAAGCGGTTCATGTTCGGGGGGCGCGTCCAAGGTTGCTGGTTCACTCTCGCGGACGCCTTGGACGGGCCACTCTGCATCACCGAGGGCTACGCTACCGGCGCAAGCGTCCATCAGGCGACCGGCTGGGCGACGGTGTGCGCCATGAACGCCGGAAACCTGCCCGCCGTCTCGAACGCCATTCGTAAACTCTACCCCGATCGTACGCTCATCATCGCCGCCGACAACGACCAGTTCACGGACGGCAATCCCGGCCTGACCAAAGCGCGGCTGGCGGCAAAACCCATTTCCGCCACCGTCATTTACCCGGAATTCGCCGACGAATCCCTTGGTGAGAAGCCGACCGACTTCAACGACCTGCAACGAATCTCCGGTTCAGGCGAGGTAAAGCGCCAGATCATAGAAGGGGCCAGGATGGGCGGCGATTGGGACTTACTGATGGAGGATGCCGCTGACACGATGACCGAGGTAATCCCTGAGCCGGTTCAACTCATCGAAGGATTGCTCTGCGAAGAAGCCAAACTCGTGATCGGTGGTTCATCCAAGACCTACAAGACGTGGATCACGATGGATGCGGCGCTGTCGTTGTCCTGCGGAGCCATGTTCATCGGCAGGAAATGCCGCAAAGAACGGGTGCTTTACGTCAACTTTGAACTCAAAGCCAAGACTTTCAAGAAAAGGATTCAAACCATCGTATCCGCCAAGGGTTTGAAGATGGATTATCAGCAGTTTTTTCACCTTTCATTGCGCGGCAGAATTTCCGGTCTAAAACCAAAACAGATCGTGGACAAAATCGTTAAGATGGCCCTGAAACGCCGATGCACCGTCGTTGTGGTTGACCCGATTTACAAGCTAAACACCCAAGGGAAGGACGAAAACTCAGCAGGCGAGCAAACCCAATTCTTGAACGAACTCGACCGTATCACGACCGAGGGTAAGTGCTCACTCATCTTCGACGATCACTTCTCGAAAGGCTCGCAGTCCGACAAAGACCCCCTGGACGCCATTCGCGGCAGCAGCGCCAAGGGCGGCGACGTGGACGCGGCCATCATCATCCGAAAACACAAAGAGGAAGGTAGCTTCTCCGTCGATGTGGTCCACCGGGAACTGCCGCCAGTGGAACCTTTCGTAATCACTTGGCAATTTCCCCTATTCCATCAGGACAACAGCCTCGACGCCGCCGACATGAAGCAGCCGAAAAAGGGCGGCCGACCCCCTTCCACCGATCCTATCGACGTTCTCGTAGGATTTCGGGACACAACCCCCGAAAACGGCATCACTATCTCCCGGCTGGCCCTCAAACTCTCAATGCCGCGCTCCACTGTCCGGGACCAGTTGCCATTTTTGCGCAGTAAATCCTGGATCGCAACCGTTGGTGAGGGTGCGCGCGCAACTCAATACCTCACCCGCGAAGGAAACGAACGTCTGGAAAAAGACGGGAAATGAAACCCAAATCACCAAACTGGCGGAAACTGGCGGAAACCTATTTTCCGACACTTAGCGCCAATGTTGCGGGTGGCGGGTGGCGGAAACCCTACGTAGTAGGTTCCGCCACCGCCGCCACCGGCGCTGACGAATACTCTCAAAATTTCAGAACAGTTTCCGCCAGTCAATGAACATGAACCCCCCCCGCCCCAAAACCAAACCAAAATGTATGAAATGGAGACGCTACCGATTCCATGCCAACCTTGAAGATTCTCGCCCCGTAAAGTTTCCACCTCCAGGACCGTGGTGGGAAAGCGGATTTGGAGACGACTGCTCAATCGTTATCGCTTACCTACCGCAAAACGTTAAACTAGAGGAATTCTGGCCAGAAGCCTCCAAAGTGGAATTCACCAACGAAACCGAAATCAGCTTCAGCGACCGATTTCCTCGCCCAACTTGGTGGAAAGGCGAAGAACAACCAACCCCATGACCCCATGACCCCATGACCCTGACCTTCACCGGCTACGACCAGGCCCAGGAATGCCGCGACTTCATCGCCAAGGTGAAACAGGCCCAAGGCTTCATCTCTGGGTTCTCCTACTCCAAACGATCTCCTGCTACCATCCAACTCACCGCTTTCGTCCCTGAACAACCAGAACTCATCAAAACTAATGAAACCAATCAAACCACCCCCTGAATGGCTGGCAAAGGAACTTGCCATAGCCCAACACAAAGACCAAATCGCCGCGTGGCCTAAGTGGAAACGCCTTGGCCATTCGATCCTAGTCAGTTGGAGATGCCCTTGCTGTATCGAAATCATGCGGCGTAACCAAAACAAACGAATATTCAATCAGATGCTCGAATCACTCTCAACCCCACCCAAATCATGAAACTCACTCCTGCGGAAACGCTTGCTAAAAACCTTCTCGTTAGCATCTTCGGAGAAAAATCCGCCGAACTACTCTCCGAAGGATTAAAAATACGATGCACCTTCGCTGTCCGCCAAATCCAGGCCGACGCTCTCAGGGCGGCTGCAACATTCGTTAAGGAGAAACACGCCGAACACTGGACAAACCTTACTCTCGCCGCCAACTACATCGAAAAAGAAGCCAACCAACTTCACCCGCTCAGGGAATCTCACCCAGAACAGCCCTTAATCGCTCAGAAATGCCCCTCAGAGCAATCCTGATAGAAAACTAAGGCTCGTGGATGGTATCTACCGCCTTGGCTGTCAGGATGCCCTATAACGGCGTTTAAACCCTCAGCAACGACTATTACAGCCATTTTGATTGCTAAGGGGTGCTCCGATGGTGGTCTAAACGTCAGAATGGCTTAAAACGCCAACGTAGGGGGTTCTTACCTAAAAAGTAGCCTCTCTCTGAATACCTCCTTAACGTAATCGCTACCCCACCCCGAAAAGGGTCTCCCGACTGGCACCCCGCCGGGACGGTCTGGGCCAATCCAAGCAACCTTAAGAATTCTTTTCCCCTTGGCAACCTCCCGGCAGCATGGCACAAGTCCAGCGAGCATCGGACTTGGCCTACGTCGCAGTAGGCTGTGGTCAGATTCTCAAACTATTTCACTGTGCCAAGACTGGCGCACAATCGCCGATCAGGTGTTATATTCAATCAGTCTGCCTAATGCGTGTCGCTAGGCAAAATTGGGCAACCTAATTGACTTCAGATTATGGCACACCTATTGTTCTAATCCAATCAATAGGGTAACTATTAGGACGCCTTATCTATTCCGTCGGCTTATCTGGCGTCGGTTTCTCTGCCGGTTGCTCCGGTTCGATGTATTCCATCGGGGCTGCATGGGTCTGCTTGGACTTTGACAGCTTGGTTGTATCGACTGGCTTAGGCAGGGCAATACCCTTCAGGATGCGCTTTCGATCTTCGAGCTTCTCCCATGCGCACGCACATTGAGCTTTCTTCTGAGGCTCCGTCTCTGGGTCAAGCACAGCTTTCAATAGCTGGTCTTGCATGTCCACAATCTGGGCAAGGGGATGAGAGCGCGGCTTTCGGTTCTCTGGCAGATGAGAGTCTGCGGCAGCTTGCTTTGCGGTCAGCGTGTCGAACGGCATAAGATTTCCGAAAATAGTGCTTTCCATTTCACCCGTCAAATCGTTTGTATAGGTGTTGGCGGAATAACCCGCAGACATAACGAAAGAAAACAGCGTCAACCGGGGCTTTTTCGTGCTCAAAAACGGTGTAAAATTGGTGCAAAGTGAGTGTTAATACCCCAGTATGCGTATCAATTTCAGCGCAATAGAATCGGGCTTTTTCGCAAAATCGTATTGATAATGCAGATTTTTGTTGTAAGCAAGCGGGTTGTATGATTTACTGAGGATGTGCAAACGGTTAGTCACCAAACAAATTTGAGCCGGGTCTTCGAAACGCGCAAGCTTTCGACGGTTTTAACCACCGCACAAGACCCGGCTTTTGTGAAAGGTTAGATTGTGAAATACTTCTACGCTCGCAATGTGCGCAAGGCGGCTGAAATCGCTTTAAGTCAAAGCCAAAGCCATACGCTTACCCTGAGACTAATTAACGGGATGCACGGCGGCTTGATGACAGAGCGTTTCTACAGGACGCCGGGTGGATTGATCCGCAACTCCGGGCGCAAGGTGATTTGTCGCGTGACGCCGGGGCGGTTAATGTTCGAGGCTACCTTTTGATATGAATTACCCCGACGAATCTTACGAATTGTTTTGCGCTGCGCTCGCGGCTCGCGACCGAATGCGGGAAATCGCTTCCGGCGAGACTGATCGGCAAAAGGCTAAGAGCCAATACGATTTTGAAAAAGGCAAGCGCAAGCTGAATCTCAAGGACGCAAAATCAATCGCCCACTGGACAGCGGAGCGGTTGAATGCTGCGTGCAATAAATGGCTGGATAGCCAAAAGCAATCATGAAAGAAATCGCACTGTGCCCTAAATGCGGCAAACTGATCAGCCTTAGATTTCCAATGCACGATTGCAAAAAGCCAAAGCCCCGACCTGCGTTCTCTCCTTCCGCTGGGAGGGGAGACCGCAGCTTGACCGCTGATCGTCCGCAATGTCGCGGGCGGAAATAGACAGGAAAATTATGATTAAAACCAAGAAACGAACCCTCGGACCTATTACCGCAACCCCACAAGCCGATTTAGACGCGGCTGACGCCAACTGGATACAGTTCACGGCCCCCGGCGAGTATCATTCCCACAAAGGGGCGCTTGCCGCCAACCTGATAGGCGCAAGGGAATTTGAATGCACGGGTTTTCCGTTCCAAGTCTGGGAGATTGTCACGCATGACCACAACGGCAATCCGTGCGCTATTCTCCGCGCCAATCAAAGCAAACTTACGGGTGCGCTGCGATACATGAACGAAAACCGAGTCTTGGTTTACAACCAACAAGCAGACGCAGAACGTATCAATCAGGGTTTTTCGGACGACAACCGGGATTTATTCGAGCCGCTATGAACTACGGAATTATTCTTTGGATCGCTTGTGTCGTTGGAGCGACTTCCGAAGGAAATTCGGATCATTGCCGATGCGCCAGCACGCGGCCAGGATTCTATAGCAGGCTGGATCGGGCAAACCTTTGCCGTGGTTTGCTGCCACAAGGACGACAACGACGAATTTGACGGCACGGTGAGCGTTGAAGACTCCAAAGGCACTTACGTAATTCAACCGGAAGAATACGAGGTAGTACGATGAACTTGAGCGAAACGGCAGACCGATTACGGGAATACGATAAGATTCTCGCGCAGCGGGACGAGTTGCAAAAAGAACACGTTGAATTGTCCTGCGAAATTCAGCGGGGATTGCAACGATTCGCCGATATGACAAAGCAGCGGGACGAGTTGCGGGATGCGTTAGCCGATATGGTGACAATCGCCCGAACATTCCGCAACGTGGCACTGTGCTATCATTATTGGGGCGATTTGGACGATGCCGCAATGGCACAAGCTGAGAAAGCCCTATCCCGCTGCGCTGCGCCCGAAGCGCCATCAGTTGACGGACCCACAGCCGCACAAGCTGACGAAATTCTCGGCAAACCGCATTACAGCGCACAGCCTAAAGGCCGTTGGGATTAACCCGTTGCCCCTCGTTCTGCCCATAGTGACAGGGGCAGACCGAAGCGCAAGCTTCTCGACAAGCTGCAAAGTCGAAACTGGCCGATGATGGCCGAGAGCAGAATAACCGTGACAGGTAAAATTATGACAACAACGCAGACAACATTGAATAAACTGATCGAAGAATCCAGCATCCCGGCAAGCCTTATTCGCGCCGTTGTGCGCCAGATGGGCGGATGGGAAAGCTTCACCCAAAACGCACCGGACATTTGCCGAGGTGGTATCGACGGCGGATTCAGCGGATTCATTTACAACGCAGACACCGAGCCATTTGCGCGGCGCAACCGGGAGGACATTCAAGCCCTTGCTTCGCAACAGGCGGAAGATTTCGGAATGGGCGTGATCGAGATGATCCAGGGCTTCGGATGCTTTCGCAATGGCACGAAGCCAAGCGATCAAGAAATCGGATCGGCGCTTTACGCTGGCAAAGATATTGACGGCGGAATGTCAATCCTGAACGCTCTCGCGTGGTATGCCGGCGAAGAAGTCAGCCGCGAGTATTGCCGATTGACCGGCCAAGACTAGAAACCACCAAAACAAAAGAAAGGATCATATGACAATGTTCGATATGTGGGGTCGCCCACTTTATTACTAAAATCTTAGGCGCAGCGGATCGGACCCGCTGCACCTGTCGAGGGCCGTCAGGCGAAAGCTTGGCGGCCTTTGAGTTTATGGGCTTGACAATTTCCTGTAAGCCGGTAGCATCCTAGCTATGAATCGTTTTACGAAAGAATTTTTCAGGCAGCAGGGAAGCATCGGCGGACAGACGCGCAAGCCAGGAGGACGCAACCGAACTGAGGCCGCGAAGCTCGGATGGGTTAAAAGGCGAGCTAATGTCCAGCATAAGCAAGCCTGCAATCTTCACGAAATAGCTAAATAACGCTTGCAATTGCAAGGGGGTTGCGGGATAGTAGGCGCAATGAAACGAGTTTACATTTACGCGCTTTATGATTCTAGGTTCACATCAGATGTTGCCTATGTCGGCCAGTCTGAGATTCCCGGCAAGCGTTTCGATACTCATTTGGCCGGTCGGGACAAAACCACAAAAAAGTGGATCGCGGACGTTAAGAAGCACGGCGGGATTGTCCGAATGGTTTTGCTTGAGAGTGTAGCTTCGGCTTCAGCGGATCACAATGAGTCACGATGGATTTGCAGTCTGAGGCCAAAACTTAATCGGAATGGCAAACGCGAGCCGGTCATCCCGCCTCAAATTTCGGAATTGAATCCAAGCGTTTACTGGCCGCAAGCGAACCGTTATTTTATGAGTCGGTCCAGCGAAACGGGAAAATCTTTTCCCGAACACTCAACCGAGAGGTCGCGCTAGTAGATGCCCTCTCTGCCAATTTGTGAATGCAGACCAACCTACCCAAGATAAATTTGGCCGCTGGCAAACCGTGCATTGCTCATTCCCCTCGTGCGCGGCTGCATTTCACAGCCAGCGGCCATTCCTAAATTGAATTATGACTAAATTCACAAAGCGGCAAATTTCCGATTGGGAGATTTACGAAAAAGTGAGACAAGGCGGGCGGTTCAATATGTTCGATCCTAACGCTCGCCGTCTAACGGGCTTGAGTCGGGAGCGATATATGTTTGCGCTCGAAAACTACAGCGAGTTAAAAGAAGCTGCCGAAAAGGAGACCGCATGACAACCGCTGCATTTGAACAATCAGTGACGGACGAGATCAAGCGCCGCGTGGAGATTTACGCGAGAGCAGACGCAAGGCTTGGAAACGATATTGAAGCTGTTGAAGATGCGATGACCGCCCAAGACAACGTAGGGCCGCACATCGCCAAAATCCCGTTGCGCAGCGAATACCGCGATTTGCTGATCGCGTCGGAACTCTACGCCGAACAAGCGGCACGGCACCAAGGCGAGGCGGATAGGTTGCAGACCTTGAGCCAACAAGCGTTAGACCAAGCAGAAAATCTGCGCATCAAAGCAAACCTATGAGCGACTTCCAAATAATCAAAGCGACGCGCACAGGAGTAAAGCCCCTGATCGGCTTCTACTCCGAAAGCGGTTGCGGCAAAACTATGTCAGCCATGTTGTTAGCTCGTGGCCTTGTCGGCAAAGACGGCAAGATCGTAATGATTGACACCGAAAGCGGGCGCGGGAGTCTTTACGCTGATGTTATCCCAGGAGGGTACGACGTGCTGCATCTGCGCGAACCGTTCAGCCCAATGCGTTACATCGAAGCAATCAAGGCTGTTGAAACGTCAGGCGCTCAGGTTGGTGTGCTGGATTCTGGGTCGCACGAGTGGGAGGGGCTTGGAGGGGTGATCGACATGGCCACAGAGCGAGAGCAGAAATCCGGCAAGAGTGGCTTGCATAACTGGCGCGAGCCGAAACTTGAACATCAAAAGTTCATGCTGAAGCTGCTCCAATCGCCGTTGCCGTGGATTATCTGCCTGCGAGCCAAGTTTAAGACTCGGCAGGGGAAGAACGCGCAAGGGCGCACGGAGATTGTGAAGGATGAACATACTTCACCGATTCAAGCAGAGGATTTTATCTTTGAAATGACCTGCCACGGCGAAGTGATGCCGGATCACACGTTCCGACTGACGAAGTGCAGTCACCCCGCCTTGCGTCAGGCCATGCCGAACAACGAGCTAACGACAATCGAGCACGGGCAACGGTTGGCGCATTGGTGCGCTTCTCCGGGCGGTCCAGGCACGCAGAAGAACGGCAACGGCAAGGGTGAATTACTCGGCAAGCTCCGGGGGTTGACCGAGGCGATACACGGCTGGAAAGCCGGAATGAAGCCCGCTGAATGGCAGGCCGCGAAACCGAAGCTGAGCCAATTCCTCTGGGATGAGAACATTCTGAGCGATACCGAGTCACTTGACGATCTGGACGCTGAACGGTTGGCTGAAGTGATTGAAAACGTGACGGCCAAACTGAACGCGCAACCCGCACAAGCATGAAAACAAAAACCGCAAACTTGACCATCTGCAAGAAGTTCGATGAATGGCTCGAAACCATCACCGATGAGAGGGTAAAGAAAAAAGTCAACGAAGGCTCAATTCTGACAGGCGGCGCAATCGCTTCTATGCTTTTGCGAGAGCCGATTAACGACTTTGATTTCTATTTCAAGGACTTGGACACCGCTAAAGCCGTCGCCGAATATTACGTTGGCGTCTTCAATCAGAATCCGCCGCAACGAACTAAGGACACAAAACCAGTTTCGATTACCGTGGAATGCGAAGACAACCGCGTGCGAATTGTCATCAAATCGGCTGGCGTTGCTGGCGGTCAAAATGCGACTTACGAATATTTCGAGGGCCGCCCACCGGAAGCGAGCGAAGAATACGCCTCAAAGGTCATTGAGGCGAAAGAGCAACAAGAGGAAAAGCCCGATTATCGGCCTGTCTTTTTGTCGGATAACGCCATCACGCTTTCTGGCGGCGTTCAGCTAGTAATTCGGTTCTTCGGTTCACCTGATGAAGTCCATGCCAACTATGATTTCGTCCATGCTACAAACTACTGGACCTCATGGGACCGTAAAATAACACTACGCACCGAGGCGCTTGAATGCCTGCTGACAAAGGAACTGCGCTATACCGGATCGAAGTATCCGATTTGCAGCCTGATTCGGGCGCGTAAATTCATCCAGCGGGAATGGACGATTAACGCCGGGCAGTATCTCAAAATCGCCTTTCAGATAAACGAGCTTGAATTGAGTAACTTTGACGTTCTTCGGGAGCAGTTAATCGGGATGGACGTTGCCTACTTCATGCAGGTGTTGGCGCTCTTAAAGGAGAAAGACCCTGCAAAAGTGAACACGGCTTACTTGGTTGAAATCATCGACCGCATCTTTGGATAATACGGAAACCACTCTTAAAAATCCGTTCACAGACTGCAAGGTTATCGGAACCTTCGAACGAGACGCCTATTGCCGCTCTGAACACCCTCGCGGCCATGCTGCCTTTGCAATGAGTCGCGGTGAATTGATGGAGTTCAATCGTTGTCCCCATCGGTGGCTCATGGGCTACAAATCTGAGGAAACCAAATCAACAGAATGGGGAACGCTCTTGGATTGTTTGGCGCTTACCCCCGAACGCTTCGACGATGAATTTGCGGTAACGCCAGAGACGTATCCGGCCACGCCGAAGCGGAAAGACGATCCCATTGAGCAAAAGCCTTGGAACAAAAACGCGACATACTGCAAGGAGTGGGAAGATGGCCAGGACGGAAAGATTGTCGTGAAATCGGAATTGATGACCGCCGCACAAGAGGCAGTAAAGGTGCTAATAGCTGATGGCGATATTTGTGAACTTCTTCGCCAGTCTGAAAAGCAAGTGATGGTGGTTGGCGAATACAAAGACGCCGATAGCGGAATCAGCATTCCAGTTAAAGGGCTGCTGGACCTGCTTCCAAATCTCAACCGCCGTTTCGGAAAGTCGATTGCCGATCTGAAAAGCTGCGTCAACGGCAGTCCGCATCCTTGGACGCGAACCGTATTCGAGCGTGGCTATCATGTCCAAGGTGCTTTCTATCTGGACCTTTACGTTGCGGCGACAGGCGAGGATCGGATTGATTTCCTGCATGTGCTGCAAGAAAGCTTTGCGCCGTGGGAAACCGGAAAGCGGATTCTGTCACAGGAGTTTATCGAGCTTGGCCGATTGACGTATTTGACGGCGCTGAAGCGGTATTGTCAATGCCTGTTAACTAATCAATGGCCAGGATATGATTCTGAAGGCCGCATGGTGTTGAATGGCTGGAATCTGACACAACCCGAAGCATGGATGGTGGGTAGAGAATTATGAACCTAAACAAAGTTTTACTTGCCGGTCGATTGACTCGCGATCCAGCCCTTAAATACTCGCCCAAAGGAATGGCCATCTGCGAATTCGGTGTTGCTGTAAATCGCACTTGGAAATCTGAGAGCGGCGAGAAAAAAGAAGAAGTGACATTTCTTGATGTGACATTCTTTGCTGCCACCGCCGAAGCTATCGGACAATATCTCAAAAAAGGATCGCCGATATTCATTGAAGGCCGATTGAAATTGGACCAGTGGGACGACAAACAAACCGGCGCTAAACGATCTAAAGTTGGCGTTGTCGGCGAAAGCTTTCAGTTTGTCGGCGGGAAGGAAGGCGGACCGACACAAGCACGGACTGCCGGTGCGCCGAAAACATCAGCGGCAGAACCGCCGCCAATAGATGACGACAATTCTGTACCATTTTGATCAACGACCGCGCCCACAAGGCGATTAACGATAAAAAATTATGAGCAAACTCGAAAAATTAGAAGAACGAATTGAATTACTTGAAGGTTCTTTGACTGTTGGAAGTCCAGCAGAAGAAAATTTAGCCGAGTTAGTTTCTATCGTCAGAGGCATCCTTGAAGCAACGTCGTATAGTTATGAAAACCTACTAAGAATGGAGGAACGAAATGCGAAATAAATTTACCTGTCCGGCGTGCAAGCAAATCCTCGCACTCGATCAACTGCGCGACAATTCGTTTCAAATCTTCTGCACTAACCCCCGTTGCCCGTCCGACGTGGCCCAGGAAGACGGCGGGGCAGGCGCAACCGAGCAGCAGGCTTACCGGCAACTCTGCAACACCATTGACCACGAGACCGAAATGCTCTTGGACCCTGTTGAGCAGGCGGTTAGGAACGCATGGGCCGTTGCTGAACACGCTAACGATATAGAGAAAGCGGGGGGCGCGTGATTACTAAGCTCACTAAAGAACAAGAGGCTAGATTCCCTGAGTTCGTAGCTAAATGGATTGCCATTGGCCTAAGCACGAAGAAATTAAATCGTGAAGCGATTGCAGGGGCGTTGGCTACTGCGTTTCATCAAGTTGGCAAGCCGCCACCAAAACTCGTGATCTGCACGTCACCGATGGCCGCATGTTTGACTCGTTCCGTTCTCGCCTCGGTTAGCGACTCGGTTAGCGCCTCGGTTAGCGACTCGGTTAGCGCCTCGGTTAGCGCCTCGGTTCGCGCCTCGGTTCTCGCCTCGGTTAGCGACTCGGTTCTCGCCTCGGTTCGCGACTCGGTTAGCGCCTCGGTTAGCGCCTCGGTTCGCGACTCGGTTAGCGACTCGGTTCTCGCCTCGGTTCGCGACTCGGTTAGCGCCTCGGTTAGCGCCTCGGTTCTCGCCTCGGTTAGCGACTCGGTTAGCGCCTCGGTTAGCGCCTCGGTTCGCGCCTCGGTTCTCGCCTCGGTTCGCGACTCGGTTAGCGCCTCGGTTAGCGCCTCGGTTCGCGACTGGTACTATCGAGACTTCGGACAATATGCTACATGGTGGCTTTCGTTTTACGATTTTATGGCGACGGTGTTGGCGGTGGATAATTCGCCGCTCAAAGGAAATGAGGCATTGTGCCGGGAAGCTGGATTTTCACTCTTGTTTTGGGAGTTGGCTTTAGTCTCGGAGAAGCCAACCCACATCCACCGAAACGAACAAGGTCGCCTGCATAAAGATGGCGGTCCTGCATTGATTCACTCTGATGGATTTGGGGTCTGGGCGCTTAACGGCATTCGGATGAAGCCGGAATATATTAAAACACCTGCGGAACGACTAGCACCTGAAAAGGTGCTGGCGGAAACGAACGTGGACGTGCGGCGGGAATTGATTCGTAAGGTAGGCATTGAAAGAATGCTGGCCAAACTGCCACATAAAATATTGCATCGGCGCGGAGATTACGAAGTCCTGTCCGTGCGACTCTCAGAAGAATGTCCTGATGCACGCTACCTGAAGATGCTGAATCCAAGCGTGGGTTGCTTCCATATGGAGGGCATTCCTGCTGAATGCGACACCGTAGAGAAAAGTTTGAACTGGCGAAACCATAACTGGCATGTTGACGCGGAAATATTAACCTAAAAACAAAAATGAAAAATAAAATCAAAACGGCCAAACTCAATGCTCAACAGGGCGATGTTGTCCTGCGCAAGCTTGATTCCATTCCTGCTGGCGAACAAAAAATTACCCGCAAGCGCCTCGTGCTTGCACACGGCGAATCTGGCCACTCGCACGTAATTGAAGATGACGAAGCGGAATTGATCCAAATCGGCGAACGGATGCTGCTCAAGCTTACACGGGCCGCAACCGTTGTGCATGAAGAACATAAACCGATTCACCTTGCTCCTGGCATCTGGGAAGTGGGCCGCGTGCGGGAATTTGATTGGCTCAGTCGGATGGAACGCCAAGTCGTTGACTGATGATCCCCGTGCAAAAGTCATTCCCGCCTGAGCGGTTGCGGTATATGCGCAAGGTGATGAAAGATTGCGTTCCAGCTTTGGGCGCGAAAGCGGATGGTAGCCGCCGCGAGACTGATCCTGCTAGCAAGGATCATATCGAGTGCGATCCAGAGGGTAATTCCCTTGGGCAACCGAAAGCGGGTTCGACTCCCGCCGCGTCCAACTTCGACCGATGGAAACTCTCGCAAGAACGCCAGTCGTGGTGGTATGCGGCTATCGGCTTGCCTGCGCTTGGGTTGATCGTCGAGATTCTCGTCGCGGGAGGGTGTAAATGAAATTGGTTGAGTCCGATCCGAACCAACCAAAGGGAATCGTTGCGATAGTCAAAGGCGTTCATTACATGGTTGGCGATGAATCGTCCAAAGTGATGCCGCGAGGATTCGGAGGAAGTTTGTTTAATATCCGCTGGTTCGATGGACACGAAGCCAAGACAACGAATCTATGGTGTCAAGGCGATGTTCCTGAACACTTCAGGAGCAAGTTGCCCGACAACGCCGAATTTATCGTCGCGGGAGGGTGCAGGTGAGTGAAGATAATCAGATTGAACGGGCCGCTGATGATATTATCAAGTCTTTAGGAAAATTCAAAGGCTTTGATCATTGGTGGTGCGACATTGACGACGAGTTTAAGTGGATAATAAGAGATGAAGTTATTTACACACTACGAAAGGTTTTAGGGCGATGAACTCACTTCCGCTCCCGCCGCGCCCAGAGAGCGGTGAACTTTTTGAATCGTTCCTGCCGTTCTGCTTGAGCTTCTTTGTATCGTTCCGCCTGAACTGGTTCCAGCGAACTCCTGAACTTTGCTTCATCCGATTGCTTCATGCCAGTAAACGGGTGCGTCAAGCTCTGGCGCATTGATTGGAAAATCTGCGCGTCGGTATGGTCCTTCCGTAAATCCTGAATCGCCTTCTGTGCTGCCTTCTCATTGCCATAGTCGATAGCCACGCGGAGCTTTCGATACGGCGAATCTTCAGACTCAATCACTTCCACGGATGGCTTGCCTTTCACCTTCTCACGGTATGCCCGCGCCAGTTCGCCGATCTCCTGGCCTGCCGTGTAACTGCGCTCGTGGACGCCGAAAGCGTTTAAGAACGATTCCCACCAACGGCGGTCGTCCTGTTGACGGATTGAAATAGGCGTTGGCAACTTGGCGAAGTCTTTAAGCTGCTCCATTGCGTCCCGCTTCACCCCGCGATAATCCCGGCCTGTGATGCCTTCGATTGTGCTCCGCAAGAGCGGGGAGATACGGGCCACGCTGAATTTCTTAGGATCGCTTATCAGGTGAACAATATCCCCCGGCACACTACGCAGTTCATAGCTGTGCTTGCCGACTATGAACTTGAAAGCATTCTGGATTTCCCAATGCGGATCATCGTCCATCTGCTGGTTAATGAGGCGGGCCGTGATGTATTGCGTTGCTGCCAGCAGTCCCAAGGCCACAAGTTGTTCGCGGCCATAGGGTTTTATGGCTTCCCCGACAAACTTTGCCCGCGCTTCGAGGAAATCTGGCGCAATCAGGAACGCTCTCAGGGCATCCTGAAGCGATTTATTGCGCCCAATCCAGTTGTAATTCAGTTCACCGAACGCAGAGTTCGCCTGTTTCGCCGTGTTCTCGACCACTTGATCGCGGGTGATTTTGCCTGCGTCCATCTCGCCTTTGTAACGCTCAAGATTGCGCTCCAAGGCGTGCTTATACATCGTCATTTTGAGACGCGGTATCCAATCCTGAAAGAGCCATTCCGTGTAAGGTCCAAGGATACGCTTACCGAGGATCGGGATTTTGCTCACGAGTGGACCGCTGGCCAATCCTTCGCTGAAATTCTCCATCGCATTGTAACTGCCCGTCTCAAGCCCGTGCTCGACCGCCTCTTTCTGCCACGGCTGAGAGAAGTCAACCTTTTCCATGTTCATCGGATTGACCCGATGACCCAGAGCGTGAAGGGTTTCTTGCACTTGATGGAAGCCTGATGCCGAGAACATGAGTTCCTTTATCCCGCGCTCAAGCCCCAGGATGGCGCGTGGGACGGCGTATTGCCGCCATGCGGAGCGGCCAAGGATGTTGCGGAGATGGGTGTAAATCTCCGGGTGAACCAAAAGCTGGCCTTCCAATAGAACGGGAGTGCCTTCAGGTGTTTTCCCGGCCCATTTCCATTTACGCAAGGCGGGATGGTCCACACTGCGATAATCGGAGATTTCCTCAGACTTTGATTTGGGCTTGATTAACATCGCTTCGGGGTTTGCTTCATCGGCCCCGACCAACCGACCGGAACCAGACACTTCGACCAAGGGGCGTCCATCTGAAGCTGTGCCTTTGGTCAGGTTCTTTATAAAGCCACGGGCCGCGATGGCGCGGTTGAATGATTGATCGTAAGCCGCAATCAGGGCTGAGACCTTTTTGTTGGCTGGCGTGAAACCAATTTGTTCACCTTGGAAATAAGATTCAAGCAGCCGTTGCCTTGCATAACGAAAATTGGGTTGCAGCTTGCCGATGGCAATATCGGATACAAGCTTTTGCGTGGCTGGATTTGGGCGCTTCCAAATTTGGGTGACGTAATTATCCAGCCCGTGATCGAGAATGCCGGAGTCGATGCCAGCTTGCAGGCGGGATTCCAAATAGGATTCGATGTTCCTGGCGGCGGTGATTTCGTCTTTGTTTAGCGTCAAGGCATCCTCGTAACCTTTTCGCAGCTTGGCTGTCTTGCTGGCGGCGGCTCGTTCCCGGAGCACGGCGGCATCGCCCCCGGCCTGAATCCAGTTCGTGATTGCGACTTGGCGATCTTCACGAATGTTGCGGTTGATCGTCTTCACGAAGTCGCGCAGTTCGTGATCAGCGATTTGGTTTGCGCCGTCCCACTGGCCAAGGATGCGCTTGAAGTTCGTCCATGCCGGGAGTTTGGTAAGTCCGGTTTTGATGGCTGAAGCGGTTGCGGATAGGCGCTCAACTCCGTTTCGGACTTTCTCACCGATGGTTTTTGGTCCTTCGGTCTTGAGCGTTTGAACGGCTTTCTTGGCGGCAGCAAGACGATCCTCCATCGTGAGTTTGGGCGAGGCAACATTCTGCATCGACTCGGCAAGCTGCTGCATGTCGGACTTGGTTGAGCCAACGTCTTCAGGTGAAGCAGAGCCGGGACCAACGGAAATGCCTTCCGCCCCCGCTTTCGGCGGTTCGGGCGCGGGTTGTTGATTCTCTCGTGCCAATCGGACTGACTCCTTTATGGACTCAGGGGCGAAAATGCCTTTGGTTTTGTTGTATTCGATTTGCTCAGGCGTGAGATTGAAATTGTTTTCAACGAAAGCCTTGGCGTCCTTCAGCTTCGAGAAGTTTGGATGCGGCAAGCCAAGTCCGGTTTCAACGTCCCAAATTTCATAATGAAAAGTTGCAGGATTTGGGTTTGGAACTTTGTGAATCGCAAAGGATCGATCTGGAAAGGCGGTGTTCTTTACAATAACAGCCTTTGGCGGAATTTCTCGGACTCTCGCACCTTCCCCCTGCGCTTTGGCGGCGGGGGCGGGTTGTTCGGGGGGCTTGGCTTTCTTGGTCAGGTAATCGGCATAATCCATCGCCGCCTTTGTAATTGTCTTTTCTTCCCAGAAACTTCCGTCAGGCTTTTCAAGTCGGCGTTGTCCGTTTTCTGTAATGACCTTTGCACCCTTGGCAACTTCCGATTCGATAAGTTCTTTTCTGGTTCTGATTATGCCGTTGGAATTGGTTTGCTTCAGCAATGCCGCCTTGGTCTTGCCTGCTGCCATCGGACTTTGACCTTTGGTAAATTCTCCAATCTCAGCTTCGGCCTGCTCCTGTCTCGCCTTGAATCGAGCATCTCTGGCTTGTCGTTCCGCGAGTGCGGCGTCTGCTTCAGCTTTTTCTTTCGCGTATTCCGGCGTCAACTCGTGCTCATCGCGTTTGATAGTTTCTTCAAGTCGGTTTGCGGAATAGACCCGCTCTGCGCCCTTTTCATCTTTGGCGTAGTAGTGCTCTTGACCGCCCCATTCCTCTTTGCGAACGATCTCCTGCTTGCCGTATTTGCTATTCCAAGTTCGGCCAATGTTCGGATCGCCTTCTTTCGCCACTTCCTCCGCTTTGGCTTCCGCTGGCGGGGTGTTGACTTTTTCTGGGGCATTTACTACCGTTTCCTCGTGTTCTGAAACTGGCTCCTGAGTAGGAGCCTTTTCTTTTGCGGTTGGCGGTTTTAGGTCTGGATAATCATTTAGGACAAAATCAGGCACGGGCTTTCCAAGTCGCAATGCTTCTTTGATTTCGCTCCTGTGCATCGCTTCTTCATAAGACATCGGAATAGCTCTTTCGCGTGTCTGGTCCATATAGTCTTGATAATCTCGCGTTGTCTTGAAATCTGCAAACTTAGACGGCCCCTGTTTTGTTTTTTGCCATTCAGCGTTTATGGCTTTGTTCACTCGAACGAATTCATTGCGTCCCATCTGCCAAGGTTCTTTCGCCGCCTCACTCGGCTTAACCGTCTCGGATTCTTTGGGCGGTTCAGCCGCTTTGGATTCCGCTGGCGGGGTGGGTTCTTTGGCGCGAAGCTTTTCCAATTCCATTTGCACATCAACAGCTTTCGGGGGCGGAACATCTTCTGAAAAGGTTGTCTTGCCGGGATAATCTGGGTGAATCCATTTCTCACCATCCCAAACAAATCCTTGAGCAATCGTGTGTGCTCTCCCTTCCTCGTTCTTAGCTTTGTAAAGCCCCTCCGACAATGGCGGCGGTGTTTTAGGTTCTTCGACGAGCGAAACCCATTCAGGGTGAGCATCGGCAAGCGCGGCCATCTGATCGGCGAAGTGATTGCTTCCAACTTGATCGGGTGTGTATTTGTTCAGATTGGCAAAAGCTTCTTCGTACGCCTTTTTGAACTCCTCAAACTTCATTGCGGGCTTTTGAACTTCCGGCTGCTGCGCCTCCTGCGCCAATCGGTTCAGCGTGGCCGAAGTTACGGGGGCGGGTTCTCTACCTATAGGTAGAGAAGGTTCAGCAGTTGGCACGGTTTCTGGCTTTGCCTTCTGTTTTGGGGTTGCCCTTTCCATTGGCAACACATCTCCGTAAATGGGTGCGTCAGGCGGAATTACTGTTCTCTTTCCATTCAATCCCCGCTCAATGCCAGCAGGCAAACCAACTTGCGCAGCCAAACCCAAAGATGCCGCAACCAGTTCCGGCGTATCCTTGGCTTGCTTCACCCGCTCCACTGCTTCAGGAATACTCGCCACCATCGGCAAGCCAAACAGCGGTCGAGCCAGAGCGGGCGCTTTTGTCACTGGCCCCATTAGCATCGCAGTTGCCGGATCAGTCAAAGCACTTCCGAGTTCCCCGCCTGCTTTCAATATGCCTTCTGCAATATCAGTCTGAGGCACCAACACCTTGCGCAATGCGCCTGTGATTTGTTCCGGGGAAAGAATCGGTTGCTGCGTCAGGTCCGGGGCATTCTCTGGCGTCTTGGGCATACCAGGAATCAAGTCCACCAGTTTCCCAACGCCTTTGCTCGCTAATCCAAGAGTTTGCCGTGCGACTAAATCAGGACGTGTCCGAGCGAGAATATCAACGCCAGTTTCAGCGGCGTTGGCCAATCCGTAGAGACTCGTTGCACGATCAACATCTTTCGCTGCCTCATCGCGTTGGCTGGCCCTGAACTCGTGGCGTTGGCGAAGCGTTTCCTCAATCGGGGTGATCGCGGGATAAGGATTTGCGGCAGCCGGTTCCGGCGCAAGCCCTACGTCTGCATCGGAAAGTTCTTTGGCACCCAACCCAACGTCTTCATCAGTCAATACCGGCATGACTCCTACTTAGTCTCCCAACCGCTCCCTGTCCATTTGAAAACGCCTTTCGGAGTTTTGTAGGTTTGGCCAACACGACGAAGATGAACGCCCATCGGGGCATCTGGAATATCGGCTGATTGTTCGCCAGTCTTGGACGCCTGCGGTTGCCGCGCTCCAGTAGCCAAGGCGATGTTCTTCTGCTGCAATTCCCGAATCTGCGCTGTCTTGGCATCAATCTTAGATTGCGCTTCAGGACTTCCGCCAACGCTAGCAGATTCTTTTTCAATAGTGTGCTTGTCCCGAATCAGTTCACGAATCTCCAAATCGTTGTTCTTGATCTGCTGCTTCAAACCGCTATCCATGTCCGCCAACCATTTATGAGAGAAAGTCTGCGGACCAGTCTTCACCGTGTAGCCAAGCAATTCGCCTTTCTCGGTCAGGATCGGCCTTGCTGGCATCGCGCCGCCAGCATCTTCAGGTTCTGGCAACGCATTGCGCGGCACTGGTTGAACTCTGCTTCCAGTTGGCCCTTGCGTGACAAACGCTGGCACCATGTTGGTTGTGCCGGGGATCGGAAAGTTCTTCAAGGACGGTTCAGCAAATTTAGGCGGTGGCGCAATCGCCCGCATATCACCCGCAAAATTCCTATCCCCAGGTGAACTAAAATACCCGAAATTCTTATACGCAGCCTCACGCGGGTCCATGCCTGCATCTTGCGCATCCTTCATTCGCATTATCCCCATCAGCCTTCGAGCTTCCGCCACATCCTTGACCGCCTGCGCTACCGAAGTCGCGTGTTCGTAAGTGCTGCGAAGAAAGTCTTTTTCCTGCTTGGCTCGTCTCGCCTGATAGGATGGCGACAAGGGCGTTTCGGCAGGAATGCCAAGCGTGTAAGTCGCCCCCGGCACTCTTGCACCTTGAGCCGCTTGCAACACTTGGGCGTCCTGATTGGGGCTGGTGTTGTCGGCGGTAATGGCCACAACGGGAGGCGGACGCAAGCCGTTGCCCCACGGCGCAACAGGTCCAACTGACCTTGGCTCAATAGGCGCAACGCCATAATCAGGCACTTCCGGCCCTAAATCGATCTGATCTTCTGTCTCGGTATCACTCATACCAATCAGCCCATTCATCCATAGGACCGTAATCCGACACCGTGTAATCGCCTTCCTCTGCCGCCCATGGGTCTTGCCCGTAGTTGGCCGGATTGCCGCGATATTGCAAGGCGTAATCCTGCTGTTGTTGCGGCGTCAGCATGTCCCAATTATCGGGGGCCACTATAGGTGCTGGCGCAGTTGCGCTGGACGCACCACGGGGACCAGACCCCGGCAACTGCAATGGATTGTAAGATTGAAACGCTGGCCCATTGCGCGGATTATATTCGCTTGGTGCGCCGCCGCCTGCTCCCGGCAATGGCGCAAATCCGCCGCCGCCACGATTGCCTCCGCCCCCGCCTCCCCCGCCGCGAATCTGACTGGTTGCCTGATACCATCCTAACAATAATTGGGCATCCTGAATCGAAATTTGATGATCGGCCACTTTGGTTTCCAAAACAAGCTTCGCCTGCGCGAGTGATAATTCACCGTTTTGAATCTTGTCTTTCAGCATCAGTTCATCTTGTGACAATTTTAGTTGCCCACTTTGAATCCGATCCTGCAAAGCCAGTTGCGCTTGTCGCAAAGTCAAATCCCCTTGCTGCAATGTCAGTTGTCCCTGCTGATAAGGGGTGATCAGTTGCGATGACACATCAAAGGGTTGCGGTACTCTAGAATGAACCCCGGATTGAATAGAATTGGCCAAAGCCAGATTTGTGCGCACGTCATTGGCCCGGACTCGCCCCATGGTTTGGTCAGCCAATCCACTGCCGGGAACCCCTCGCGCCGTCGCCAATTCAGCCCCGTGCATCCTGGAGTCGTAGGCTCCAAAATTTGGATCAAGTAATTGCCGCACTGAACTCGATAGCGGATCGGTTGCCTCGGCTCCCTGATAATAGTCCTGATTGAACTGATTCACCTGTCCAGCCGTGTTTAGGGCATCCCCTATATTGCCTAGATTGCTCAGGTTTGGCACACCTAGATTCGTCGCGGTTGCGGAGGATGATCCATAATCATCATCGTTTTGCGGCGGCCTTAAATAACCACTTCCAGCGCCCGCAGGATTAAATGCAACCTGATTATTCAGGACGGTGCTCGGCAAAGTCGGAATAGACGGCATTACTCCCGTTGGCGTTGCAGTCTTTGGACCATAAAGCGCGTTCCAATCCCCGCCGCCGCCAGCAAAGTTTTGCGCACCATTGCGAACCAAAGGGGGTCGTTGTAAAGGACCGTATGGTACAAATTTCATAACATTCCAATGTTCACACGTTCGAGTGACGCACTGCCAAACGGTTTGAAGCTGATGGCGGGGCGACTCTTGCCTTCGTAATGGATCAATTCTCCATTCAACAACCGGATCGCATCCTTATGATGCTTGATCGAAAGCTGCGCCGCTGTAGGTGAATCCTGCGTGCTATAACGAATCGAAATACATTCCTCGATCAATGCCTCAAGGTTGTTGATCGGGGTGAGATAATCTGTGTCAACTGCCACCGGAATGTATTCGAGCTTGGCCATGGCTTCGACTTGCAACGGAGATGCTCCGGGCAGGCAACAACAGTTCGGAACGCCTACAATCTGATAACGCCGATACGCTGCCGTGGTCTCTCCGGGTTCCATCGTGAGAATCAATCGCTCATCACCAGTGGTAGGATTGACTTCGTAAAACTTTACTGATCCGTAAGTAATATCCTTCTGCAACGCGGTTAAGCTATTCAGAATTTGGCTGTCCACAAATGGCGCAGTCAGATCGAGAAAATCGCCTTGCACTTGCACGAGAGCATCTTGGGAATAGATCACTTCATTGTTCGCATCCAAACCTTGAACCAAGACACGCTTTCCGGCATCGACGGCGTTGGTCAGGTAAGCGCGGAGGATGTTTCCGGGAGCCAAGTCGGAGAATATTGGAACCGTGTTACGCTCGTAAGCCTGAAGCCAGTTGCAGGCGATGTTGCGTGGTTGGGGGCCGATTCCATAATCCAAGTACTCGAAAAATTGATTCTGGATTGGGACCGGACGTTTGCAGACGGAGATGTTTTCCAATCTCGCTACTCCGCGAGGGGTTGTGATGAAAGGATTGCCCGGAGCAGTGATATTGAACACCATTCCAATCCAAGTGCCGTACCACCCCGTATCGCCCTGCTCGCTTCCGAAAAGTAATTTTTGCTGCGCCGAATTAACGATGGCCGCGCAACCGGAAATGTCAGATTGACACAAGCCAACGGCGGTAGGGCCGCGAGAAGTGCGGAAATCCAAAAGTCTGTTCTTACGCGGCATCTTTAAACCTTGTAGTAATCCCGCTTACGTCCGCGTTTCGGCGGTGCGTGTGAAAATTCTTCGGCCACTTTATGAGGCGGACATTTACCGCGTGCCTTTCCGGGTTGATGGGCGCAGATGGCCATGAACTTTTGTTGCTTGGAACTTTTGGCTGGCATCAGAGTTTTTCCTCCATGTGATAAAGTGCCGCTTTCAACGACGCATTGGGCGGCAGCAACACGCACTTTGCACCTTTGGTCATCAGCACATGCTGGCCTTTCATAAAAGCTTTAGCCGCCATCTTGGTTGCCGGATTCACGCCGAAACAAATCATATTAACCACGTCACTTGGAACGCCTATTTCAGTAAACCGATCCAGCAACGGCCCTGCAATCGGATTCCAAACAAATTGGGCTGCGGCCAAGTTCAACATACTTCAAGGCAATCAATCGGGGCTTTGACGTGGATTGTCAAGCGTTGTCATGGCAGGAAGGCTCTTGGATTGGCAAACAACTGATCCCGTTCCGCTTGGCTCAATGCCTTGTTGTAATAGCCGGTTTCATCAATCTCGAAGCCAGCCGAACCGTCACGTCCAAATATGGACGGGTCTGATTTAGCCGCTACTCCACCGCCAAATGCTACACCTGAAACGTGGACTGCCCCATTGTCCAACTGCACGCGAAGCAGCTTGTCGGTTACATCCAACCAGAAACAAAAGCTGTGGAAGTCCCCGATTGACATGGTTTCCGAGTAAACATCAATGTCCGGGTTTGGAATATCCGATCCACGAAACTGAAGGCGCGGATTTCCGGCACTGGAATCAAGGTAAAGTATGAATTCCTGCACGAACGATCCCCCGGCTGTTTTTTGAGGTAGATAAAATATCCTGCCCGACGAAAGGAATCCAGCCAATGGTTTTACCCAACCGAACACTGTCCATGAATTTGTGCCATTATAAAATATGTTGGTTGCGTTTGTTTTTTTGGCTCCAACAAGCGTGCCAGTGCTCACGATCAAGGAGTTGCCGATAACTCCTGTTGATGCGTTCATTGGAGTTTGCTTGGTCAAATCATTTGAATCAACCGAATCAGCCAATGTCGGCGAAGCACTTTCTTCATCAAATTTCCAGTAGGAAATCAGATGCACAGCCGGGGCGTTGACTTCTAAAGTAAAGGATTTCTGGCAAATCACACTCACGCACACTCCACTTCCACTTGAATAACCAAGTTTACGCTCTGCGCTGGCCCTGTAGGAGTACCGCCGATTGTTCCATCTGCGGCCAATGTTAATCCGGCTGGCATGGTCCCGCTAACTAAAGTCCACACTTCGGTTGGGGCAGACCCAGGCTCTTGATTCAAATGCAATAGATAGGACGTTCCAATCGTGGCCGGTGGAAGCGTGGCGTCATCGGTAATTTCCACTACACAAATACTCAATGACTTCTGTTGGTGTCCACCGTTCTGATCCGTCGCCTTAACGGTGAACGTGTAAACGCCGTGAGATGTTGGGGTGCCGTTGATCACACCAGAGCATGGATTCAGAACAAGTCCCGGAGGCAGTGATCCTGAAACGATAGTCCAGACATACGGGAACGTACTTCCGAAATTAACTCCGGGACATTCAAGGATAGGAATCTGGGTCACTGTGACCGCATCTATGAACCACGGCGTTCCGCCTGAAGCGTGGAGCGTGGCGCTATACGCTTCATTGATACAGGTTCCGGCGAGTGCCGAAGTTGTGATGCAAATCCTGTTCGTCTTTGCCAATCGACAGGCGAGCGAATGTGCTATGTTGTCGGCCTCCAGTTGGCTCAGGGCCACTATTTTGCCAGCCGCTACAGTATAATTAAATTCACTTCCATTTTGGCATTTTACCGCGCAGCTTTGGTCTGTGTTGTAGTAAAGCGTGACGTGTTCTACACAAATCAAAACTACCGCCGAACAAGCAAAACTATAAGCCAACGCATCGGCATCGGCTTGATTGACGTTGGATACGACTGTTCCTGCTGTAATTGTTACAGAGGCCACGCTGCCGTCAGCGCACGTCTTGGTGCAGGTTTGAGAGGTGTTAAAAAATAAATCCCCACCACTGCATAAAATGGAAACATTTGCACAGGCAATATCGTAAGCAAATTTATCGGCCTCGAATTGGCTAAGAGCAAAGAAAGTGTTCGCTGGAATAGTAAAACTTTTCGTTGATCCATCAAGGCATTCTTTTGTGCAGGTCTGTTCGGAATTGCCAAAGTGCGAGCAATTTGGAGGGCACGTCGGGGGACAGATCGGCGGACAACCGATTGGACAGTTGGGCGGGCATCCAGGCGGCGGACAAGAACCAGTCAGCCAATCACTCCAAAGCTTCTCCTGCGCCTTGCGTAGTGCGCATAAGTAGGCATCCTCAAATGAAATCTCCGAGCAACACCACGCACTAGAAGTGAACCCTGCGCCGCCATCACATATTCCGAGTAGCGGCGGCGAAGAAAATGTCACATTAGCGCAGAATACATTCGGATCAAGGTCTTCGCTGGAAAAATTAGAGATTGGATCGTCTTGACACTCGCACTCATTAATTCGATTGGGGCATGGCATTAGCGACATAAATCACCTTAACACACGATCCCCTCATAAGGAGCCTTGCCCTTGTCATTGGCGTAAACCAATAATCCGCGCACCCTGGCCCAACCTTTTACCACGAGCTTGATCTGAAACTGATACCCCAAAGTACTTGGCCGACCACTCTGCTTCACGCATCCCGACACGGGTTTCGGCAACATCATCGTGGGCTTGAACGACTCACAGTAAGGCTGCTTCGGGTATTGATCCAGCCCGCACGGATTGTCTATGTCCTCAGTGCAATCTTTGGCCGTGCATTCCTGCCATTTATGCCACGGGAAATAGCAGGGATACTGGTCGGGACGGTAGTAAGCCTCAAACTCCACCTTGCCTAAAATCTTGTCCACCCAAAGTTCTAGCGTATCGAGTTCCTTCAATCGAAACGGATCACCCCAAGTAAAGCTTGGCGTCTCAATCACCATCGAAATACGCCTATCCCCGGCATCGAACCTCTGGTCTTGAGTAAGTTCCCAAATCTCGATCTCGCCTGTCTTGGAAACGACAGCAGCAAAGGCACGCTGCAATCCGCCGAAGTCGCCTTCGTAAAGTTGCAGGAAGTTCAGCCCTTCATACATTCCCTCCCAAGCTGGCGGAAGCTTTTCTTCCAAGGTGCTGATAAGGTCGAAGTCCAGTGGAAGAATACCGCGATGAGCAACGCCGACAGTGGATTGATATGGCAACGCTGTCTGTAAGAGGCGGTTATTGAATTCGATTCCACTGGAGTAACGAAGTAACGCACGATCATTGAACCGCAACACTCGATTCTCATTCCGCGAAATAGGGGTATTTCCCCACTGCTGGAAATATCGCTGCGAATAAGTGAAGCTGCGAATCCCCGGCTCAAGTGTCTGGTAAAACAAATCGCCGTTCACCACCACGTCACTACGATCCCCAACTGGCCCGTATCGAATCTGGGCAATCGTCTGCAAGGGCTGTTGGTCATTGAAATTCGGATCGCTCCAATCGTCACGAGTCACCGGCACGTTCAGGCGATAAATTGACTTGGTGGTTCCGATCAGCATCCGGGCCTGTCCAAGTTGCGTGTCAAGTTCGGCAGTGTGGGCCAGCATCCGAATGTTGCCTGCGTTGCTTGGCACCGTAAGCCCGTCGCCGTTCAGAGCGAATGGATTCTCGGTTGTGGAAAGAATGTCGTAAGTGCCGCCTTTTATGTCCCCGGCAATGTAAGTGCGTCCTCGTGCGTACCAAATCCGGTTCATGTAATAGTCCATCGGACCAGCAGGCGGGATTTGGTTGTTCAGATTGCCAACGCCAATGAAACCCCGCGAACGAACCAAGATGCTGCCGTTCCAGAACAACGGGTTTGTGGGCGTGGCTGTGGCGTAATCCCCTGCCTGAATCACGAGGTATTGTTCGGCCTGGACGAAATGGAATAGCGGCTGATCCACCGGCATGAACAACGCCGATGCAACCGAAAGGTCTGTGGCAATGTAGGTATTGAGATCGACTTTCCAGATGTGTCCACCGATGGCGATCACCAGATACGGATCGCTATCATTGGTTGGCGTGTAGATGTATCCGCCTTGAAATAATCCGCTCCATGGTGCGCCTTGGAAGCGTGGAGTCCAGCCGGTTCGGACGTTTATACCGCCGCCGCGACAGGTTCCGTTGACTAAGAAGGCGAGTTGGTTTGGTTTTAGTCCATGAGGGTTTCCGGGACCGGCGATAGTCGTGGGGCGGCTTGAGTCTATGCCGGATGCCCAGTCCAACTGTCCTGTCACGAGTCTCTCACCGTTTGCCATTGACACACCCCATAACTCAGACCAGCGTTTGACGCAACTGCAATATGGCAAAAGCTAAAGCTCAACCGACCTTCTTAAAATATGGAATCAAATGGAAGGTTGGCGTTAGCCCATTAGCCATTGAGTTCTACTGCATACGAAATCACGTCGCATGGGGATTGAATCTTTTCCAGCATTATGTCAATGCTCAGGCGCTACTGTGGCCTAATCTTCAGCATCACCGATGGTCCAATTTGATCCTGAAAACCATCCTTGAAGAACGAGTTACGATAGTCACAGGGCCAAAAGATACCGGCAAGACGCACGTAGCCTTGGCTCGGTTTGGCCTGACGGATTACTTCGCATACCCAAACAACACCCTGATTCTGGTTTCTTCCACGGAATTAAGAGGTCTGGAAACGCGCATCTGGGGCGAACTAAAAATGATGTTCAGCCAAGCCAAGGAACGATGGCCATGGCTTCCCGGAAAGGTCGTGGACCATATGCACGGGCTGTTCACTGATGACTTGGGTGAAAACTGCGACGTGCGAGATATTCGCAAAGGAATTTTGTGCGTTCCCTGTGTTGGCGGTTCCGGTGAGTGGGTTGGTATTGAGAAGTTCTGCGGCATTAAGCAGGAACGGCGACGCCTCTTGGCCGATGAGTTGCAGTTTATGAAGGCTCCCTATTTGACTTCCGTGGAGCATTTGGACAAGGGCGATTTCAAGATGGTGGGCTGCAATAACCCTATCGGCATGGGTGATCCGGCTGATAAAATGTCCGAGCCGATAGAGGGGTGGGGAACCGAACCACAATCAGAAAAAACCGAGACGTGGAGAAACAAATGGGGCGGGGTCACGATCAATTTGGACGGCAGAGACAGCCCGAATAACGATGAGCCGAAGAACAGTTATTCCTACCTGATCAATGAGGACGACATTCAGCGCACCCTGAAGCGTTGCGGACCAGATTCAAGCGCCTTTTGGACCCAGGTGATCGGGAAGCGAAAAGTTGGATTGCTGGAACATCGGGTTTTGACCTATGCGATGTGCAAGACTTTCAAAGCTTTCGATGACGTGATTTGGAAGGGCGTCGAAGGGCGATTTAAGGTTTATGGAATTGATGCCAGCTATGGCGGGGATCGTTGCGTCGGCGGTTGGGCTGAAGTCGGTCAGGACATTAACGATATGTGGGTTGTATCCTTCAATGAGCCTGTGCTGATTCCGATCAAAATGAGTGAACTTGAAAAGAAGATTGCTGAAGACCAGATCGCCGAGTTCGTTCGTAAGGATTGTGAGCAGAACATGATCTTGCCAGAAAATGTCTTCTTCGATGCCACCGGCAGAGGTTCGCTCGGAACCAGCTTCGGAAGGTTATGGAGCGCCATGGTCAATCCAGTGGAGTTTGGCGGAACTCCTACACCAAGGCCGGTTGCGGGGGATATGTTCATTCTCGATCCGAAGACCAAGCAACGTCGCCTTAAACGATGTGACGAACACTATTCCAAGCGCGTCACGGAGTACTGGTTCAGTGTTCGGTATTTGGTGGAGTCCGGGCAGTGCCGAAATATGCCCAAGGAAGTGGCTGAAGAATTTGGGATGCGGGAATGGTATCCAGTCAAAGGGGACCGCAAGGAATTGGAAATCAAAGAGGAAACCAAGACTCGCATGGGCTGCTCCCCGGACTTGGCGGATTGGGCGTGTATCGTGGTGGAAGGGGCAAGGCGGCGCGGATTCTCAATCAAGCACGGTGAATTCATCCTGAACAAGAAGGGGGCAGATACATGGAAAAACGATCTCAAAAAGCGTATGGAAAAAATTCGTTCCAGATATGAGTTGAACTATTCCGCCTGAACTGGCATTAGTTCGTCAATGGCAGCCGGTGAATTTTTGAACTCGGTCATCAGGGAAACTATCTCCCGACGCTCATTATTCCCGAAGCGCGGTTTGATCGTGCTCCCCGATAGCCTTTTCGACTTCTCTCAAATCATCGACCGAGTACGGTTCATCTCCGAAACCTCCACTTGGCGCGAATGTAAAAGGACACTATGGCGACCCTAAAAAATAGACAGAATCAAATCCCAAATGGCTTCAAGTACAGACAAGCCGAGACGGGATGGACAGCCCCGCCATGGTCGTCCTTTGAAACCATCGTGCGCGGCGTCATGGCTCATCGGATGGGTAACCCTGCCTTGGCTCGAAAGCACAAGTGGGCCATGGATTACGAAACCGTGGCTTACGAAGTGGACGCTTACAACGCCGCCCTGTGTGAGTCCCACGGCTGGCTTGATTTCGTTGTCAGCAAGAATGCAGAACCCCCAAAATTTCAGCCCCTACAGAGCGAACGTCCCGGTGCGGGTTTTGTGGGGGCCGTTAAGCGCAGCGTCACCGGGATCAAGAGCGTAGCCGAATGGCTTGGGAGCGGGTTAAAGCCTGTGGCTCAGGATGTGGCTGATAAACGTGCCGCCGTGTGCGTGGTGTGTCCGCTCAACGTCAAAGGCAACTGGCTGCAAAAACTTGAAGCGAGCGCGGCGGACAAGGTGCGATCCTTGATGGAAGTCAGGAATGATTTGAAGTTGCGCACAAGTCACGATGCCAACCTTGGAAGCTGCGCGGCGTGCGATTGTGCTCTGCAACTCAAGACATGGCAACCGATGGATTTGATCCAGAAGAACACGAATTCGGAAACGCGATCCAAGCTGGACAAGTCTTGTTGGATTTTGAAAGGGGAAACATCTTGAATTTGGGATCATTAATAGAAGCCCAATCCAAAATACTTCTTGAGGAACAAGAGTCATTTCTGGATTACCACACCAAGAAACTTGTTCCGCCTGTGGTTTATCGTTGGATCAAGGAGCGAAAGCATCTTTCCAAAATATCCAAATATCTAGCCCGACGTAAAATTCATCGCGTTATTTCTCCGCAAGGGGATTTGGCTATTTACGAAGGACAAAAAAGGATTGCCGTATTTCATAGTCGAATCCGATGACCGTCGTAATTTCATTCCATCGTGGCGACGTTCACTTGGCCATCAGCCTTTTGGAGTGGATCAAACTTCTAGGCAAGCATCCAACGCATAACTGCCTTCTAGTCGTCGATTGTGCCATGGAATGGGGTTCATCCATGGACACGCTCAATCTCGCCAATGAAATCTTTCGCAGCACTTCCTTAATCACGAATGATAAACCAACCGAAGGCTGGATTCCCGGTTCCTGCTCCCTGTTCGCCGCTGCCGCCCAACACATGGAATCAATCGGAGAGCCTTTCCTTTGGGTTGAGCCGGATGCAACGCCGCTTCATAAGGGCTGGCTGGATGCCATCGCCGCCGCCTATCAGCAATACAGTAAACCGTTCCTTGGCTCACTGGTCACTCACAGCCTTTCCAATCGCCCAAACCCGTATTTCGAGGGATGCGGCGTTTATCCGGCCAATACGTGGAGTCGAATAAAGGACAAGTTCATATTGGAAGAATCGTGGACGCTTTGGTGCGCTGAAGAAGTTGTTCCGCACGCCGTAGATTCACCCTTGTTCCAACACTTCTGGGGCGTGAAGGATTTAGCGCCTACGTTCGTTGCGCAACGGAAATCAGATTCTCCAGTAAATGCTTTGACGCTGGCAGACGTTCGGCAGGGGGCGGCGCTGTTCCATCGGTGTAAGGATCAATCCCTGCTGAGGCTGATGCGCGACAAATTGTTTCCCGTGGAGCAAAGCCGATTTCTCGTGGTTCTTCCGTTCTGCGCCAAAGATGCCAAACAAATCGAAACGCTTCTGAGTTGGATGATGAAGCTTGGGGGTTGTCCAAATGACGTAGTGATTTTGGCATATGAAGAAAATGGCAGTGACTACTATAAGCGCGCAGAAGGACTGGCGCTAAACTGTTTCAGAGGCGTGGCTAAGTTTGCTTATCCAAAACCATCCCAAGCCACTCACCCGCAAGCCCCGAATCACGTTTTCCGAGAAGTGGCCAAGTTCATCCAAAACAATGTCCATCGCCCGTGGCTGTGGTTTGAGCCAGATATGGTTCCAATAAAGCGCGGTTGGCTGGACGCGCTTCAGGCGGCTTACAAAGCTGGCGGAATGCCGTTCTTTGGTTCGGTCGTTCCAGGCATGGGGCATTTCAATGGAACCGGCATCTATCCCGCCAACACCTATTCCCGATGTGCGGGATTGAATGTCCCCAACGGAGACGCCTTCGACACTTGGATTCACACTTTCACCAAAGGCCAAGTGATGGACGGCACAGCCCTGATGGCTCACGGTTGGGTGCAGGAGAACGGAAAGCTGCAACCGCATGGCGCAGGCGAACTGCCGGTGTTCAAGACTGTGGCCGATGTGCAACGCATCCCGTCAACTGCCGTCACGTTTCACCGCGATAAAACCTTGAGCCTGATTGATCGACTTAGCGAAATGGGTGTTGCGTGAACACCTGCCAAACCTGTTTATTTTGGACACCCAACCGACCGGAATTAAAAGCTGAAGATGGGAAATCTGAATTCTGCCTCCATCCCAAGCTTTCGATCAAAACGGAAATCGACTTCGGTTGCACCTTCCATTGCGGTCCAAGTGACACCGCCGCCAATGTTCCAAACCATCTCAAAGCTGCCTCCATGACCGATCCGAATCCAAATCCAATCGACGGCCCTGTTGAAATCCTGATCGTCACTTACGCCAAGGATTGGGATTGGCTGGTCTATGCCATGCGCTGCGCCCGAAAGTTCCTGAGCGGTTTTCAGGGCATCACGATTGCCCATCCCAAGACCGATGAAGAACGGTTCAAGACTCTCCTGCATCAATTCGATGTGCGCCTGCACGGCTACAACGAAGTTACCGGCAAAGGAATGTTGCAACATTTCGTAAAAATGGCTGAGGCTGATTTGTTTCTTCCCCCTTCTACCAAATACTTTTTAACATTGGATGCTGACGCCATGTTCCACACACACAGCAGGCCCGAACACTTCTTCTGGCAGGATAAGCCTTACTGGATCGTGCGGACGTGGGACAGTCTTATGAGCGAAGACCCAAGAAACCCTGGAAGCAAATGCGTTTCCGATTGTTATCAATGGCGCTCCGTAACCGAAGCTCAATTAGGTTTCGATCCTGAACTGTTTACGATGTGCGTGAATTCACAAGCCATGCCGATCTCCATGTTGAAGCATTATCGGGAACACATCGAATCGGTTCACAAAAAGTCGTTTTTCAAATACATGCTTGAAGGGCGCAATTCTTTTCCACAGACCCGCGTGGATTTCAATGCCCTTGGCGCGTTCGCTTACAAATTCCATCGGGACGAGTTTCATTGGTTTGATATTGAGAAAGGGCCATTCCCGGCAGATCGAAAAAAAGTGTATTGGAGCCACGGCGGACTTAACCCTGGCATCGTTGCTGAAATCGAAGGCTTTCTCGCCAAATGAAAATTCTGGTCTGCGTCATCACCTATAATTGCGCGGGCATCATGCCGTGGTTTCTGCGCCATTACGAATCGTTCGCAGACACGATCTGGGCGTGGGACGACAAGAGCGACGATGGCACCGCGGAATTGCTCAAGGCTCACCCGCAAGTTTTCCTGAAGGAATGGGCCTTTGAAAGCGGAATCAACGAAGATGTGTTTCTTAAATTCACCTACGACACTTACCCGGAAGCGGCTGGCTATTTTGATTGGGTGATGTGGGTTGACCCGGACGAATTCATTTACGCCACCAACGTGCGCTCCGTGCTGAACGGAATACCGCACGAGTGCGAATTGGTTTTAACCAACGGATTCAACATGATCGGCGACGGGCTTCCCAAGGATAACGGCCAACAGATTTGGCAGCTATTAACTCAAGGCGTTCATTCCCAGGTTTACAGCAAGCCGGTGGTGTTTAGGCCTGAGTGCAAGATTCGATGGGTGCGAGGAAAGCATAGCACTGAAGGCGTCACATTGCGCCACACCTCCAAACCATTGTTGAAGCTGCTCCATTACCGATACTTGGGCAGACAATACACCGCTGCCGGTAATGCCAAGAATTATGCCCGATGTGGGCTGACCAACGGCGACAAAGGCGCGGCATGGACTTGTCATCCTGATTTTAAAGGACCGCACAGTGCGGAATGGGCGGAAGCAATGAAGCATCACGCTTACGATGTGATCAACACGCCATGATTTCGCTTGGCCATCTGGACCTGAATGTAGTGGAAAATTGCAACTTCCGCTGCACGTCTTGCAGTCACGTTTCCCCGCTGAACTCGCCATGGTCGATGCCTCTGGACATGATTGAACGCGATCTCTCGGCGCTAAAACCATTCGTCCAATTCCAGGCGATCAATGTTTTGGGCGGCGAACCGTTGCTGCACAAAGAGATTGTGGAAGTGCTGCGCTTGGTGAAACGGATCGGGGTTCATGTTCGGCATATGGTTGTCATCACCAACGGCAGTTTGCTTGTCCGGATGCCGGAAGATTTCTGGAATGAACTGGATTACCTGCAAATCAGCATCTACGCCAAACTGGACTTGGCCAATGTGGAGTTGGCAAAACGAAAGTCCGATCAATACCAATTCGGACTCGGCACAACGGTTTTCACCCATTTCCATAAACAATTTAGAACCATTCCAAACGACGGATCACACTTCATGTCCTGCCATTGGCGGACGAATTGCCATACCGTTCACCGGGGCCACTTCGCGCTTTGTCCGCAATCATTGTTCTTTCCTCGTGCTGAGAATGAGGACAGATTCGGGGACTGCCTTCCCTTGGAAGGATTGACCGAATATAAATTGAACCGATTCCTGAATCGCACTGAGCCTATGAAAACCTGCCAGCGATGTTGCGCAAACGAAATGAAGCCGGAACCGTGGCGAGAAAGTTCCAAGGCTAATTGGCTGAAAGACTCTACCCAATGAGTGATATAGCGTATGGGGCATTGACCCCAGTGGACATAAGCGTGCTGGAATCGGTGCTTTCGTGCTTTAAGGGAAGCGACCAAGTTACTGTTTTGGAGATCGGCATTTACGAAGGCAAAACCGCCCAAGGGATAAAGGCTTACATGGACCGGCTAGGGGTGAAGCTCGATTATTGGGGCATCGACTCCGGGGCCATCTGTTCTCCGAAACCGCCATTCGATGGCGCTCATCTGATCATCGGTGATTCCGCCGAATGCGCCCATCTGGTTCCTGAGTGCCTTGACCTTGTGTTAATGGATGGTTGTCATTGCCTTAATCATGTCATGCTGGAACTGATTCACTACGCTCCTAAAGTGGTTCTTAACGGATTCATCCTGCTTCACGATATTTCCCCGGAGATACAGCACAAGATGAAAGACCCGCACGGGGAAGGCATTCCAGAATTTCAAAGCGCCGTAAACAAAGCCATTGGAATGGTTGGCTTTCCGTTCCTGGGTTGGGAGCTTTGGCGCAAGGATTGGTTGCCGGGATGCGCTTACGGTGGTATGGCTGCTTATCGAAAGACTTATGGGACGAAGAACTGACTGGATCGAATTCACGCTAACCATAGGCTGTAGCCTGCTTTGCGATTATTGTCCGCAACCGCTGCTCTACAAGCGTTACAAGGAATCCGGTTCAGCTAAGAAGATGACAATGGACACCTTCAAGTCCATTCTCGATCATTTACCATTGAATCATGTTGGCGTGGACTTCTCCGGTTATGCTGATCCCTGCCTTCACCCGGAATTCATCGACTTCTTTCAGGAAGCCCGCCGCCGCTGCGATGTTGTCAGCCTTTACACCACCTTTGAAGGCTTGAGCAAGGCGAACTATGACATTCTCAAAACTATCCCGTTCGAGAACTTGAGCGTGCATCTGCCGGACGTGGCTGAAATGGTTCACGTCAAATGGACGGACGATTATTGGAAGATTCTCCGCGCTCTCGTGGATGATCCGCCAAAATGCCGTGTTCAGGACCGAATGACAGTGAAAGGACCATTGCATCCCGATTTGGCGTTCCTTGATCCGGTGAGAATCATGGGAATACAGCCGCGTTCAGGCAATGTCCGGGCTGAATTGAGTCGCCATGAAACGCCGCATCGCGCCCCTCTAAAGTGCGGACGTGGAACCAATCTGCGCCAGAATGTCTGCTTGCCGGATGGCAGCGTTTACCTGTGCTGCTGCGATTATGGCATGGCTCACAATCTTGGGAACCTGACGACAACCAATTTTATGGACATGGACATTGAGAGACTGAAGCTGATTGAACGGCAACGTAACCCGGATGATAAACTTTTGTGTTCTACTTGCGAATTCGCGGTTCCATTTGATCACCCAATGTAAATGACTGTCTGCCCCGAAAATGATCCGAAGGCATGGGGATCGCACTTGCCCGCGTTGCTATACGCTCTTTCCAAAACAGTTGGCGATGTGCTGGAAGTCGGCGTAGGCCACTTCTCCACGCCTGCTTTGCATAATTACTGCCTTGGCGCAGATCGCAATCTTGTTTCAGTGGAGGATAACCCGGAATGGTTTACTCATTTTAGGGACCGATACCAAAGATTTGGACACGCTTTTATTTCAGGCCCATACGATCAATCTATTCCTTTTCTGGCCAAGTCTGGATCATGGGCTGTAGCCTTCATTGATAATTCTCCCGGTGGAGCAAGGAGACGGGATGATTTCGTAAGCCTTCTTCCCGTCTCCAAATACGTGATCGTCCACGATTACCACTTGGAAAACGAGGATGCGATCAAGCCATTGCTAACCAATGTGAATCACTCGGTTTACACCGCCTATCAGCCTCCTACTTTAATTGCCAGCCTGACTGGTTCGGTGCCGATTCTCAAGTGATTGCCATCAGTTCTCATCGTCCCAATGCCTCCCCTCAAATCGAACGCAACCAAATCCGCGCCCATCGTAGCTGGCAGCAGGTCTTCTCGGAAATACTCTATTTCGGACCACCTGAACCATCGCTTTCCTGCCCCAGAACCGACTTCATGGAATGCGAGAATTTCCCGTTCATCTCGGCGCTTTGCATGGCGGCTTCATTGACCGCTTCCAATGCCTGCATCCTGAACGCCGATATTGTCGTCAGTGACCGTCTGCCCATGGCGATCAATGCCGTGCTGATGAAGAAAGGCAATGCCGCCATCTCACGCCGATGGGAGTTTGAAGGCGACGACATATCCAGGGCAGCGTTAGTTGACTATGGCATAGACTTCTTTTGGGCCACTCCGAACATATGGCGGCAGGCATCTAAAGCTATCCCTGCGCATTACCGAATAGGCCATACCTCGTTCGACAACTGGATCATGTCATTCTTCAATACCGTGTCGCCGCGTGGCTGCTATGACATTACCGCACGAAAAGTTATCTATCACCCCAAGCATGAGGACAGGAAAAGGCCGCACCCAATTCAGGCTGTGGACGACATTTACACGCTTAACTGCGGCTGGCCGGTGTTGCGGTTATGATTGACGCCAAGGCGAGTCAGGCGTAAGGGTTGGCTTGTTGGCCTATAACTCTCTATGAAATTTGAAACGTGCCAAAGCGTAGAACAAATCTGTTGGCAGATGCGACTTGCAGATTTTCCTCGGTCCCTGAACAGAGCCAACATCAATTCGCTGTTCAATGGCGCTCCTCCTTACAGCCCCGAAGAAGTCCGCGACAACGGCGTTGCCGTTAACGTCAATTTCCTTGAAGCCCCCAAACTCGCCCTTGATGCCCGACGCCAATACTATTCCAATTTCCTGAAGCCGGGACGATTCTTCTCCGCTCGCACGGATTATGGTCCCCGCCATCGGCGGCAGGATTACTCCCAGATAGTCAGCACTCAGGTAAATAGGATTATGAAACGGTCCCCGATTTACTTCGAGACTTTCCGAAGTCGATTTGCGCTCAACGTCCTGCACGGCATCGGCCCTGCCGCTTGGGATAACTGCGATGCGTGGTGTCCAGACGCTTTGGGCGTGGAGGACGTGTTCATTCCAGCCAACACACTTCTGACGATGAAGAACCTTCCGTTCTTCGCCATCTACCGGCGTTACACCGCAAATCAGCTAATAAAGATGATCCGAGGGCCGCAGGTTGATCCAGGATGGAACGTGCCTTTGGTAGAGAAGTGCATTGAATGGGTGGATCAGGAATCCCAAACCCTGATGGGCAGTCAATGGCCGGAAATCTGGTCCCCAGAAAAACAGGAAGAACGAATTAAGGGCGACGGCGGACTCTACGCTTCCGATGCAGTCCCGACCGTGGACACTTACGACTTTTATTTCTGGAACGATGAAGGAAAAGAAGAAGGCTGGAACCGCCGCATGGTGATTGATGCTTTCGGAACTCCGGGCATTGGCGGCGCAGTCCGGTTGAACGAATTTCTGGAAAGCAAAAAGAGCAAAGGCAATTTCCTGTTTAATCCTGGCGAACGTAAGTATGCCTCTAAACTTTCCGAGTTAATCAGTTTCCAATTCGCCGATCTCTCCGCTGTTGCCCCGTTCCGTTACCATTCGGTGCGCTCACTTGGATGGTTACTCTATGCCGTGTGCCATTTGCAGAACCGATTGCGTTGCAAGTTCAACGAAGCCGTGTTCGAGACGCTTATGTGTTACATGCGTGTCCAGTCCATGGATGAGGCGGAACGCGCCTTGAAGATTGAGATGATTTCACGCGGCATAATTGACGAGACGGTGAAGTTCATTCCGCAAGGGGAACGATGGAATCCAAATCAGGCACTCGCTGAAACTGGCATCCTGCAAAACTCTGAAATTATTCAGGAGAACTCGTCATCATTCCGGCAGAACCAGAACTTCTCCGACCCCGGCAACGTGGAGAAGACCAAATTTCAAGTCATGGCCGAGATCAATACCACCACGGCGTTGATTTCGTCCGGGCTACTTCAAGCTTATCGTTACCAAAATTTTGAGTATGAAGAAGATTTCAGGCGCTTCTGCAAACCCAACTCCCGCGACCCGGATGTTCGTGAATTCCGCAATAACTGCCTCAAAGCTGGCGTTCCAGAAAAAGTTCTGGTCCCCGAAGCGTGGGAGATCGAACCCGAACAGGTCTTGGGCGCAGGCAACAAGACCCTCGAACTCGCCATCGCCCAACAGTTGATGCAGTACCGGAATCTTTACGACCCCGCCGCACAACGGAAGATTCTGAGAGATGTAACCCTTGCGATTACAGATGATCCGGGCAGAGCGAACGATCTCGTGCCAGAACAAGCTACGCCAAGCGCCGCCACGGAAGACGCGCAACGCTCCGCTTCCACGCTCATGGCCGGATTGCCGATGGTTTTCAAACAGGGTGTGGCCCACAACGAATATGCCGGTGCGTTGCTTAATTCGATGCAGGTTGAGATCGGCAAAATCGCCCAGATTCAAGGCAACACGGCCACGCAGGATCAGATTTTCGGATTGCTGGCCATCGCAGGGGAAGGACTGAATGGAGAACCCATCGGACAGAACGGTATTTCACAGCACTTGCAGAAGTTAGCCGAAGACCCAGAAGCACAGCAGCAGGTCAAACAGATGCGTGATGTG